GTACCTGTTGCCATTGGAAAGAATAGACTTTCATCTATCTTTAAATCATCTAGTTTAGTTAGGGTAATCGGCCCAATAGGTCTAGCTATTTGAGTTTCACGTGTTGTACCTAAATCTAAACCATATGCATTATGATAATCTTTAGAGGAATTGAAATGTCCCTGCGCATTTATATTAACCAGTCTATTAGATTCTAACTGAGACATCCATTCGTATTTAGGATGTTCATCTGTGATTATAACCTGATGGCCTGTTTCGATTTCAGTTAATTCAAACCCTCGGCTGGTTTGTTTAAATGTATAAGATAATTTTGGCATGGTGTTATTGTTTTAATTATAGTGTAAATATAACTATTATCAGTGAACCGTGAAAATTTATTTGTAATTATTTTCTAATTCTTTTATATAGAGTGTCAGCTAGAAAAACCCCGAATGCAGCGGAGCATAATATACCTATTGCGGTGATTGGATTTTTCATCATAAATAATAATGAAAGACATCCAACTTGAATTAAGATTTGAATGATTGCTACTCCAATTGCAAGAATTGAAATGATAGTTAAAGCTGTGATTATGTTTTTTGTTTTCATGGTGTTATTGTTTTAATTATAGTGTAAATATAACTACTATTGGTGAACCGTGAAAATAAAAAGTGTTAAAACTTTGTTAAATTTTTAGGCATTAAAAAAGGAGCCTAATGTGAGAATGGCTCCTTAATTAATTCCAATATGAAGACTAAGTTATTTTAGTTTAATAGAGAACCATGTCTTGAAAATTCAGATGCAGCAAACGGGTTTGGCATAGAGTTTTCATGGTCAAATCTTTTCTTTCCAAATAAATTACCTGCTTTAACCATAAGATCAGAAGCATTGTAATCTTGCATGTTAGTATCTATAATACCAGCGCCATGTGTTGCAAAATGTGTAATTGAATTAGTTACATCCCAGATAGATGTATTTGCTTTAGCACCTTTCATCTGATCAGTTGTTAATGATTCAAATCCAGCCTTTGCATAAGCATTAAGATTCTCGGTTAGAGGTACCCAGTTGTCAACTCGTTCACCTGCAAATGGTGCAATAAGGTTATGAGCAAATTGCATTTCATGTAGTGATGCAGGAGTACTGTTAGCTATTCTAACACGATCAGCAAATCCAGTAGGAGCAAAGTTATTTTTACGTAATTCATTTAAGTTTTCAAAGAATTTCTCCATTGAAGTTGCATCTAATGAATTTAATGTATATGCTTCTTGTGAGAATGCAGTAGTTAATCCATTAGTACACCATTGACGGTTAACATAAGGAAGTACTTGAAATCCATCTTTTGGTGAATTTTTAAAGGTAACACCACCTGTAAATACCTCATCACTTAAACCTTTAACTGCAAAGTTTGCATTAGGGTTAAATGCATTAATGGTTACAATACCAGTAGTAGGATCTACTGACCAATTTGAAACACTCATACTTTGATTGTCAATGATATTTTCAGCAACTCCCATAAATTGAGCATTTGAAATACCGAATTCCTCTTTTTTCGTAATAGCAACTACTGATTTAGAAATTGGATTAAGAACAAGGGTTACTTCAGATAATTTACCACTATTAGATGCCATTGCATTTTTCATTGTATTAATGAATTGTGATTTAGCTTCTTTAGTAAATAGGGTTTCGAATTTTTGTGCAAATGTATTAGACATTCCTAATAAACCTAATAGGTTTTTAAATGCTGATTTTGTAATGCTGATTTTTTGACCATTATATTCAATAGACTCAGCATCTATAATATTGATATCGCGGAAGTGTACTACTCTACGTAAGTTTTGAGCTTCTAAAGTTTCTACTTTTTTACGATCTACTAATTGATTTGAAAGGGTTGCAATTGCCATAGTTATATGATTTTATATTTATATATTAGTTTGCTAAAAAGTTTCAATTATTTTTTAAATAAGTCAGATATTGCTGACATTGTCCATGCAAATGAACAATCATAATGATTAAGTTTAAAAATATCAGATAGCATTACTAAATCATGCGCATTCAATTGAATAAACCGGTGTTTAGTGTTTAATGATTCAGTTAGGTCAATGTTTTGGAATTTAATAACCTTCTTTTGATTTTCAGGTGATAGTTGTTCAAATAATGTTTTCATGGTGTTATTGTTTTAATTATAGTGTAAATATAACTACTATTGGTGAACCATGAAAATAAAAATGCATTTATTTCCAAAAAAGTTATTAACAATGCCCTAACCTTAAAAAAAATATAAGACAGGATGGAGTCTACTCTCCCTCCCCTGGGATTGAGGACCGCCCTTGTCGAATCTTCCGATTCTGTTGCCACATTGGCGCGCTATGTCATTGTTTTATTTTTCATAGTGTAAATATAACTAATATTGGTGAAATAAAAAAATATTTGGTAACTTATTTCATAAAACTTATAAACATTAAATTGTTAATAACTTTATGCAATTAAATTTTCACGGGTCACAGATAGTAGTTATATTTACATTATAATTAAAACATATAAAACATGAAAAATTTAATCAACACCACAAAGATCAACACAGTTAATTACCTAACAGACTATACTAAAGGTAAATTCAGATTTATTACAAAATGCAGAGCAGGTTGGATGACAATCAGTGAAGCAAGAGAATTTGAGAATGCACAATATATCAAAAACCCAGAATCCCTATTAACTGCCCATAAAAAAGGTGCACTACAAACGGTTGAATTCTGCCCAGAAGGCGGAAACTATTACTTAACAATATTTGCCCGTAAAGGAAACAAAATTGCCCTAATAGATGAAGCTATCCTAGCCAATTTAACAGTGGGAACCATTAATCAATTATTCTATAATACTAACCTATACGACCAAGAGCAATATCATGCAGTTAATGCTAAGACCTGGGCTGATCGCGCATATGCGGCTAATGAGGCAGCTATACCTGCATAACCAGATGCCCGTGAATATATAAGTTATTATAAACAATAAAACATTTAACTATGGCAGCAACAGCAGCACTAACATCCAGAGAGGTTATGGAGCAAATCCTAAAAAGCAAACAGGAAGAGCCAACTAACTATAAAAAAATCCAAAGACTACAACAGTTATTGGATAAATTAGATAAATCAGAAGAGGCTAAATAATGTATAGGCCATTAAACTTTTCAATGGCAGATAGAATTAATGCCGCAAAGCTCTCTACGGCTAATAAGACCGACTTAAGCGCTATACCCTCAAATATAGATGCAAATCCCGGTTCAACCCAAATAGATAACCCTGGAGGCAACCTTGACCAGGCCTCTCAGATGGTAAATAATGAACACTCCAAGGCCAATCAGGGAACATCCCCAGAGGCCCAATTAGCTAAAACACGTGGCCTAGCAGATACATCATATAATAAGCCACTAGACGCACAATACCCAAATGAGCTTGACCCTAACATAGAAACACCTACACCCAAGAATAAAACATTTACTGAAAGACTACTAGACAGACAAGCCGCTAGCAGGTTAACAAATACAGATAGACCACAAGCAACACCAATAGACACTGACTATCCTAAAGATCAGATGGCAGATATAAACAAACCCTATCCTGACGCCACAGGCCCTACACGCCCTGCGACAAAACCCTATAATTCAGATAATATAACCAGCCCGCCTAATGCCCACCCGCCCGCTGACCTGCTGGGCTCTATACCTCAAAATCGACCTGCAACACAACTGGGCCCTCGCTATGGCGCGCCAAATACCCCAAAGCAATTTGTGCCGAAGGTGGGTAGCATGCCAAAGCCGCGCCTGCGCTAACCTTGAGGAAAGGCCAAATTACAGTGGCTCTGAGGGTTGAGAGATGGAGGGGCATGGTCATCTATAGACTACTAACTAATATTAGTAATATAGCATTGCGACTTCCCCTAGGCCGACCAATTATCCTAGTCCAGAGATTTTGCATGTTGTACCCTTCACAGGCCTGCATGTCCTCAGTTGAATCCAAATTCCCTCAGAATATGAATACACCTCCACCCATAGTTAGGGTCTCTAGCACACCCAGAAAAAGCCAAAGTAGCCAGGACAAAAAATATTCCCCGGGAAATTTTCAGTACCTCAAGGGTTGCGGCGAGACTTGAAGAAATAAAAGAACTATAATAGACTCTAATCATCGATACTACCCTAAGAGTTGATATTCCCCAGTGCACTCAGAGGGATGTGTAATCTTTTTAAAAAAAGTTTCACAGATTCTGAAACAAACTGGAAATACTGCAATATAACTTAAGTCTTTAAGCCTGAGGAAAGACCCAGAGGGCAGAGGTTGCGCGGTCTCACAGTAGACTGAGGTTTTAGAGGTCTCACAGTACCCATTTTAAAATACCCCCCTAAAATGGTGATTCACTACTTCAACTCAGAATGGGCGGCGTCGTTGTAGGGATTTAAAGTATTTAAATAAAATATAAAATCTGTTATTCTATCTAAATACTATAAGACTATAATTAATATAGATGGTATTACTATGATATTTAGAATGGTTACAAATTTCACCGCCAATATGGGTTCTTATATTAAGTATCATAATATTGTGGCAAATTGTGGTGTTGTTGCAGGGATTTTGATATTTCCCCCGGGATTCTGCGGTACCCTCAATATTATGGGGGAATCACCCTTAGATATTAAAAATTTTACCAGTTATTTTTTGGGCCCTAGGCCCCTATTTTGGTGAAAAAAATGATTTTTTTAAAGGCAGGAAATTAAATTTTCCCACACCAATAAGAAATAAGACGATCTGAATAACCTACCAGAAAATAATCATAGAAAATATGAAACAATTTGATTAGAACAAGTATAAATTACAAATATTTTAATTATGTGGAAAACAAAGGAAATTGCGCGAACTAATGGCACTAAGAAACGATTGATGATTTGTTCAAATTCAAAACCATCCGAAACCAAATGGGGAGAATATGCTCCGGAAAGTGGAATATGTGAAACATGGGTAGAAGTTGGTGAAAAGGCAACTGCGGTTTTATGTTCAGATTGTGTACAAAGATCTCTCGGTAAAATTAAGTCTTAGAACACTGATATATAATATAACATAGGTTTTTTATTCACAATAGAACGAATTAAAAAGGTTGTCCTTAATTGGGCAGCCTTTTTTATTTAGAATAAATATAATATAGAAGAAACAAAATCATTTTTTCACATACAAATAATATAAATTAAATTAAAAATATGTCAAAGAAAACTAATACACCGTTTATCGACCAATATGGAGAAGACTTAACTCAAATGGCGATTGAAGGAAAACTTGACCCAATTATTGGAAGAGAAAAAGAAGTATATCGAATTTGTCAAATTCTTTCACGTAGAAAGAAAAACAATCCAATTATATTAGGAGACCCTGGGGTTGGAAAAACCGCATTAGTTGAAGCAATTGCACAGAGGATTGTTAATAAACAGGTGGCAATGACTCTTCTTAATAAGAAAATCATTTCATTAAACATTTCAAATATAGTCGCAGGTACTAAATATCGTGGTGAATTTGAAGAGCGTATGAAAAATATAGTGGATGAATTAAAAGAGAATAAAGATATAATTGTTTTTATTGATGAGATTCATACTATAGTCGGTGCAGGTGGTGTCAGTGGTTCTTTAGATGCAAGTAATATTTTAAAACCCGCGTTGGCAAGAGGGCAAGTACAATGTATTGGAGCAACTACACTTGATGAATATAGAGAAAATATTGAAAAGGACGGAGCACTTACTCGTAGATTTCAAGAAATATTTATCGATCCACCTAAAATTGAAGATGCAATAGAAATTCTTACAAGAATTAAATCAAACTACGAGGATTACCATGCAGTATCGTATAGTGATGAAGCAATTGCAGCATGCGTTAAATTATCTGATAGGTATATTACACAACGTGAATTACCGGACAAAGCAATTGACGTTATGGATGAGGCAGGTGCCAAGGTACATTTAAAAGAAGTAAAAATGCCTGAAAATATCAAGGAACTTGAAAAAGAGGCAGAAAAATTCAAAACTCAAAAATTAGTTGCAGTTGACCAACAGGACTACGAGAAGGCAGGAAAGTTTAGAGATTTAGAACTTTCCAAAAAAGAAGAAATAATAAAAACCACAAAGGAATGGGAGGAGACGCTTAGATTAAATAAAAAAATGGTAACCTACGAGGATATTGCAGAAACAATATCACAAACAACTGGAATTCCAATCACAAGAATGACAGACGATGAGAATAGAATTATTGTTCAAATGGAAAACGAACTTAAGTCTATGATTATTGGACAAGATAACGCGGTTGAAGGGCTTTGTAGAGTTATTAAAAGAAGTAGAACTGGAGTAAGTTCATCTAAAAAACCCATAGGTTCCTTTATGTTTATTGGACCAACTGGTGTGGGTAAAACAGAAACTGTTAAAGCATTAACTGACTATTACTTTGGAAGCGAAGATGCATTAATCCGAATTGACATGTCAGAATATCAAGAAAAATTTAATGTAAGTCGACTTATAGGTTCTCCGCCTGGTTATGTTGGACATGAGGAAGGTGGACAATTAACAGAACAGGTTCGTAGAAAACCATATTCGGTTGTATTATTTGACGAGGTTGAAAAAGCCCACCCTGACGTGTTTAACACACTATTACAGGTTTTAGATGAAGGAAGATTAACTGATAGTTTAGGAAGAACTGTTGATTTTACAAATACTATCATTATTATGACAAGTAATGTTGGTGCAAAAAGAGTTGCCGAATTTGGTGCAGGAATCGGGTTTAGTAGCTCAACATCAGTTACTTCTCACAAAATAGAAATGGAAACAGTTATTAGAAAAGAACTTAAAAATAAATTTGCACCTGAGTTTTTAAATAGACTTGATGAAATAGTTTTGTTTGATGGTTTAAAACAGGAACATGTATTAGAAATCGCAGAAATAGAAATCAATAAGGTTGTTAGTAGAATGGCAGAACAAGAATATACCATAAAATTAACAAAACAGGCAATGATTTTTCTTGCAGAAAAAGGATATGATGCGCAATATGGTGCAAGACCACTAAAACGAGCAGTTCAAACTTACGTTGAAGATTTATTGGCAGACGCTATTATTTTAAAAACAATAGTTAAAGGAAGCAAAGTTTATACTATCTCTCACAAAAAAGGAGATGAGAAACTTTCCATTAAATAATAGTATAATAATAGAATAATATATTAACTTAATACAATAATAAATGAATAACTTTTCAACGGTATTCAAAAACATTATATCAGATATAAAGATAAACGGAAAGGTCTCTAAACCAAGAGACCTTGAAGTTACAGAATTAATGTACGCTGGATATGCGGTAGATCCTACTCAACCTTTTGCAAATTTTGAAAATAGAGAATTTAATTGGAAATATTTTGCAGGTGAACTTGCATGGTACTTAAATAAAGATACTAATGTAGATTACATTAATCAATTTTCAGGATTTTGGAAAAACATCACAAATCCAAATACAAATGAAATAAATTCAAATTATGGTTCTCTTCTTTTTGGAGAACAATTGGATTGGGTTGTTACATCTCTTAAAAATGATAAAAATACAAGACAAGCAATTGCATTTTTAAATCAACCGAAATATCAATTTAAGGGTAACAAAGATTTTGTATGCACAATGTATTTAAACTTCTCTATTCGAGAAAATAAATTAGATATGAAAGTTCAAATGAGATCCAACGATATTTTTTATGGACTTACATTTGATGCACCTTTCTTTGCATTTGTGCACCAACATGTTTATCTTTGGTTAAAATCAACATATCCGGAATTGTCATTAGGAACATACTATCACTTTGCAGATAATATTCATTTTTATGAAAGACATTATGAACTTGCTGAAAAAATAGTTCACGAAAGTTCTGACAAAAAAATAGCCACTATGCAATTATCTCAGCCGATTTTCAATATCGAAAAAGGTAATATGATAATAACGGATTATGGTATTAGTATGATAAATAATATTAATAAAGGTATTTATGACAATGAGGATAGAGAATATTATAGTAACATATTATGTGAATATCTTAATATAAAATAGAAGATGATAAAATACATGAACGAAATACCAGAATTTTATATAGAAGGAACTGGAAACGTATATCATACTGAGAAATTTCACGAAAGAATTATCGAATTAATTCAAGAAAACTTAAGTGGAGAATCAAATGAAACGAAGTTATGCACATTAATAGCGCCGGATGGAACAATAATGACAGCAGACTTACCTCACAATGCATATAAGCAATCATTGCAAAAAAGTCTTGAATTCTATATTGAAAACGAGAATTACAAAATGTGTACAAAAATTAAAAATATAATTGAACAACTATAATATGAATTACGGAAAAGAATTTCAAAAATATGCAATGAGCGATCACAATATTAGCTCATTAAATATGCATTATTATCAAAAACAGATAGAGAGCTCAATGACTCCATACATTTTAGAGGAGAGAGAACTAAGAGCTACTCAAATGGATATTTTTTCCAGATTGATGATGGATAGATTATTATGGGTTGCTGGTCCAGTTGACGATAATATGTCAACAGTTGTTCAAGCTCAATTAATGTTCCTTGATTCAAATGACAATAGAGATATTACAATGCATATTGATTCTCCAGGCGGAAGTGTTAAGTCAGGACTTTCGATGGTAGATGTTATGGAATACATTAAATCTGATATACGCACGGTCAATACTGGGATGGCGGCATCAATGGGATCTGTGTTATTAGGAGCGGGAACCAAAGGTAAGAGAAGTTCACTAAGACACTCTACCACTATGTTACACCAATCTTCTGGAGGTTTTAGCGGAAATATTCAAGATGCTGAAATAGATTGGCAAGAATGGCAAAAAGTGAACAAAGAATTGTTCACACTATTAGGAGAATACTGTGGTAAAAAACCAGAACAGGTAATGAAGGATGCAACTCGCGATTTTTGGTTAAATGCAGAAGAGGCAAAAAAATATGGAATTATCGATGAGGTTATTAATTCAAAAAGATAATAACATAATATGAGAATACATTTTTATATCCATGTAGAGGAATTAGAATATCTTAATAAGATATTAACTGAAAAAATGGAGGCAGATGAATACCAGATTTCAATAGCCCCAACATACTTTGAAAACTCATACCTGGTGGATATTTCATACAATGATTTTATCAGACTAAAAGATAATAACACATTTACAACATTAATTTCGTTATGACAAAAAGAGAAAAACAAAGAGATCTTTTCATTGAACTAATTAATTATCAATTAAAGGACCATGGTATAAAATACGAAGATGTAAAGGAAAATCCATCATGGTATATGCAATACACTACTACTAAAGAAAAAGAGGAAGAATTTATAAAACACTGTGTTTTAAGAATAAAGGATGTTTTAAAAATATCTAAAGCAGACGCAGAAAGAGAGGCAAGTTGGTTTATATTACAGTGGGGACTTACTACTGTAAATCAAGAAGTCAAATCAAATGATGAAAATAAAGATACTCAATCTAATAGACCAATAAACGACTCATTATACTAAGATTATATTAATATAATTTGATTTCTATCAAATTTTTAGTGTTAATTTAGATAAATATAACATGGAAATATTTGATAAATATTGGATTACAACTCCACCATTTGATTTAGAATCAAAACAATATAAATTGTTGGCAGGTATCAAAAAAATAAAAAAATTGATAGCTGCCAATTCGCTATACTCCGCGATTAGCACAGTCGAAAATGAACTTGAAAAATTATATAATATAAAATATAACAAAGATTCAATAGAGTCAAGCGGTAGAAGAGTAAATGGTATCGATCTTGATAACATGACTTTATCGTATAGTTATACGGATTCAGGCGAAGATTTAAAGGTTATTGATGAAATATGTGAAATATCAATTAATAAATTGGAAACATTATACAAATTCATAAGAGATAAATGGAGAGCTCTTGAATCTGAATGTGAAATCACTGAAATACCTGACAAAAAACCATTAAACACAATGGGTTATATAATGTATATTGTTCCAGGAGCAGATACTATACAAATTTATAAATACACAGAACCAACTAGTTTTAAAATAGATTGGAATAATTTTAAACTAACTAAGGTTACTGAAATAAAAAATGAACTCAGGGAAATTGCAGTTTTTATTGCAACTTCAGAAGCTAATTCTAATGCATATCGTTTCTTTAGATTTGATGTAAAAATAAAATCAAATATTCCTCCATTCGAAGAGTGTATGCTTCCTTTAATGCAATATGCTATATTTAATAGAATCAAACATGGAATATAGAATATATAGATTATAAAAATAATTTTCAGAAATGGCATACGTTGTACAGGAAGACATTATCGCAAGTATAGATAATACCATAAATATTACACAAGGAGAATCTCATGTGTATGACATATCATTATACAGAGATTTTTTCGGAAATCAATTAAACGCAAGAAATGTTTCGGTAATATCGGTTGCAATTTTAGATAAACAGCTTAAAAAAGTTTTAATGTATAATTCTCCAGTAGTACCTGGTGTTTCTGACATTTTGAATTTTAAAGATGTATCATTAAATCAGCCAGGCGTTATTAGCTTTGAAATAAATGAAATGCAATCAAGTGCTCTAGCTTCTGGAGATTTAAATATTCAAATTACTCTTATATTTTCTGACTATTATCCAAATGCAAAGACATACATAATGCCAATTCTTAAAATTGGACAAGTTATTGCTAGCGACACAGGTGGAGGTGGAGGTGGAGAAAATCCAGAACCACCTATTAATCCTGCAATTCCACTAGGACAGCCATTATTTAATATAGAATACACTGATTTAAGTTTTCCAAGTACTTCAGGTAAAATGTCAGTAAATTCACAAGTTCCATCTAACATTACTGAAATGATTTTTAGAAATCTTGACAAAAACATGGTTAGAGTTACTCAACTTGAAAATTTCTTAGTTAATAGAATGGATGGCGATGGAATCAAGGGAATAATTACACTATACTCAACTTCTATTGTTAACTTCTTTACTATTTACGAAATTACAGGATGGGAAAGAATAGACATTACAACTGGAAACGGAAACCAAGACCCTACGGATGGTATTAAAATCAATGTTAGATTAGAGTCGATGTCTTATGGGCCAGGTGTTTCCAAATCACTTTGGCAAATCGGAGACGGCGTTACTTATTCAATAGATACTCATGGAATTACATCAAACGATGTAAAACCGGACGGTATGTTAACATATGTTGACAAAAACAAAGTTGTTAATGTAAATACCGATGGCGCTAAATCCCCAACTGGAGTTTACATAACATATTCTCCATATTATGATTCTTATGTTATGGTAGAGGTAAATGGAATTAGCGTAGATATTGGAAATAATACAACAGATTCATCTGCTTACTTTTCAGGAAACAATGGATTAAGTGCAGTTCAAATTGCTGATATTAGATCAGGCGACCAATTAATATGGAATGGAAATATTGCAGGATTTGAATTATCTCCAGGCGATGTTATTAACTTTATATATGAATCACGTATAGAAGATTTAAGATAGTTAAAAATTTATTTTTTTAATTTTTTCAAAAATAATCATATAATATGTGAAATTATATCAATTTTCACACAACAATCCCGATATATAATTCAGTTACAAACAATAATGTTTGCAACTTCGTAAACACTAATGTTTACGGGCCAAAAAAACCTATATTTATAATATGGCACAAATTCGTTCAAAACAAATTTCTGATTTCTTATCTACAGTAAACTTCGGAACATTGAGCACATCTGACAAAACTAAAATCGCCAATGCAGCTGACACTAAGCTTTACATTGACGAGAAGTTTGCTGCAGTTGAAGACATCCAGGCAATGGATCATGCTGAAGTTATTGCATCTATTGATTCATTAGAAGTTTCTTTATCTGCTGAAATCTACGACGCTAGATTGTATACTTCAGATGAGATGTTAAGAGCTCAAGAAGCTGAAGGTGTAATCAATGAGTCAATCGATTCATTAGAAAATGCTTTAACAGCTGAAATCAATGCTACTAACTCTGATGTTACTAGAATTGATGCAAACGTTTCTACTGAAAAAGCTAGAATCGATGCAATCTTATTAGCATCTGATGCTGACAAAGATTCATTTGCTGAAATCGTTTCTGTAATTAACGCAGTTGATTTAACAAACGATAATGCAGTTGCACAGGTTATTCTTGACTTAAACGCTGAAATCTCTGCAACTAACTCTGATTTCGTAAGAGTTGAAGCTAATTTATCTGCTGAAATTGCAGCTACTAACGCTGACGTTGAAGGTATCAATGCTTCTGTTGATTCATTAGAAGTTGCTTTAGCTGCTGAAATCTCTGCTACTAACGCAGATTTCGTATCAGTTGAAGGTAAATTATCTGCTGAAACTTCTAGAGCTACTGCAGCTGAATTAACATTAACTAATGATTTAGCAGCATTATCTACTGAAGTCGTTGATGAAGTTGCTTCTATCGACGCTAGATTAGGCGCAGTTTCAGGCGATTTAGTTGAAACAGTTGATTCATTAGAATTGGCTTTATCTGCTGAAATAGTTGCTACTAATGCTGATTTTACATCAGTTGATACAAGAGCTACTAACATTGAGACATTAAACAATGCACAAAATGATTCTATCGATTCATTAGAAGTTGCTTTAGCCGCTGAAATCTCTGCTACTAACGCTGATTTCGTTTCTGTTGAAGGTAAAGTTACTTCATTAGAAGGATTAATCGATGCTGAAGTTGTTTCATTAGAAGGATTTATTGATGGTGAAGTTACTTCAATCGACGCAAGAATCTCTACTGAAAAAGGTAGAATCGATGCAATCTTATTGGCTTCAGATGCTGATAAAGATTCATTCGCTGAAATCGTTTCTTTAATCAACTCAGTTGATACTACAAATGATGACGCATTTGCTTCTTACGCATTAGCTACTAATGCTTCTGTTGATTCATTAGAAGTTGCTTTAGCTGCTGAAATTTCAGCTACTAATGCAGATATTACTTCTATCGATAACAGATTAGGAGAAGTATCTGGAGACTTAGTTGATTCAGTTGATTCATTAGAATTAGCATTAACTGCTGAAATCTCTGCTACTAACTCAGACTTCGTAAGAGTTGAAGCTGCATTCTCTACTGAGATCCTTAATGTTGGAACTTATGTTAATGGAGAAGTTGATTCATTAGAATCAACTATATCTGATTTAGAACTTGCACATGGTGATAGATTAACTTCATTAGAAGGTTACATCATGGAAGATGTTCAAATGTATGTTGAATCTTTCGTAGGAAATGGTTTAGTATATTCAGTTGCAAACGCTGTACAAGATTGGAACAAAAACTTAGTAACTGTTTTCGTAAATGGACACAAAGTTGAAGTTGCAGAAGCTAGTGCACCAATTGAAGCTATTATATTAGCGGATCCAGGTTATGTAATCGACGGAGACGATACTGTAGTTATCACTTACCAAGGATAATTAGTATTTTCTGATTAAACTAAAGGGACTCTTCGGAGTCCCTTTTTTTATGAAATATATAAATCAAAACAAATCACCTATTTTATGAGAATTGGAATTACTATAGGATTAACAAAGGAAAATGAATCTCTTTGGATTAATGGAATAAAATTAAATGCTCTTTACTTAGCAAATACTTTATTAAATATTGGTGAACATAATGTTTTTATTCTTGATACATCGGATGTTGTAAAAGATCTTACTAAAGTGCAATGGGACACTAATAGATTTAAAATATTTAAATTCAAAGATAAATTTAAAGAAGTAGATTTGCTCATAACATTAGGTACTTCAATTCCTGCTAATTGGTGTAAAATTATTAAGGAAGCAAATCCAAATGCAAAAATAGTAAAATACCAGTGTGGTAATAACTATGTTGTCGACATGGAAAGAGTTTTATTTGGAGACCCTGATGCACCTGGAATTCCATCATGGGACACAGGACATGACCAAACATGGGCAATTCCACAACAAGAACACCATAATAAAGAGTATTTTCAATTAATATATAGACACAAGTCTGAAGACGTTAAAATAGTTCCATTCATCTGGGACCCAATGTTTATTGATAGAGATAGAGATTTATTACAAAAGCTTGGTAAAAGATTTCCAAAATATACGCCAAAACCTGTTTCTGAAAAAAAGATTTCGGTTATGGAACCAAACTTAAATGTTGTTAAATACGCGTTAATTCCGATAATGATTGTTGAGGCTTTTTTTAGAAAATTTGGAGAAGGTTCTTTTAAACAACTATATGTTGGAAGCGGTAATAAGTTACTTAAGAATAAATACTTTATGGGAATGATTAAACAATTAGACGCTGTAAATCTAAAAAACCCGTTAATAAAATTCGTACCAAGATATCCTGTATCTACATTTTTAGCAGAGGAAACTGACATTGTTTTAGCGCATCAATGGGGAAATCCGTTAAACTATTCATACTTGGATGCAATCCATTTTGGATATCCAGTAGTACATAATGCTGATTTTATCAAGGATGCAGGTTACTATTACAAAGATTTTTCTATATATGATGGAATGAAACAATTAGATTTAGCAATCAATACACACGATAATAATATTGAGGAATATCGTGAAAAAAATCAAAAAGTATTAAATAGATACCTTTCAACAAATCCAAATGTAGTAGATACATATAGAAAATTAATTGAAAATTTATGGGAACCAGGTAAACATAATTTATCATATAAATATAATTGGAAAACAAACACATATAAATAATGAGTGAACTAATTGAAATAATGGAAAATATCGATAAACCTAAAATATCGATTATTATGCAATCATATCTTGGAGATTATCCAGGAGCAAGAACTGACGCAATTGCAAAATTTAAAAGAGCAGTAAGGAGTTTTCAAAATCAAATCTATAAAAACTGTGAATTGATTATTGTAGCAGATGGCTGTACTAAAACACACCAGACGTATGCTAGGGAGTTTAAAACAGATCCATCAATAAAATTCGTATACATAGATAGAGATACCCCAAGTATGTATGATGTAAATGAGAATGGGCATAAATATTATAGAGGATTTGCAAGAAGAGTTGGTGTAGGAGCAGCAACTGGTGAATTAATAACTTATATGGATTCGGATGACGTTCTATTACCCGAATTTACACTAACTTTATTACTTACATATAATATAAACCCTGAGCTTTCATGGTGGATTAATACTGAATGGTATGATAATGAAAAGGCAAATTGGCCAGACAGTCGAGAATTATTTGCAAGTAATCATGAAAACGATAAAGAAATAGAAGGTCTTCATGGTAAATGGACAAAAACAATCGTAAAACCAGGTATGGCCGTAATGGCCCCATGGTTACTAATGCATAAATCAGAGTGTAACACAAAATGGAGAGATTCTATAGGTATTAGTGAAGACGTCGATTTTAATAAAAGATTACGTGATGAAAATCCAAGAGGAATGGTATATGACAGACCTATATATGTAAGATGTCACTATGTGGATTTATGGGATCTTTAATTATCCAATGACTTTTTAAATATACTAGCACAAATGGCGAGATATTCTTTTTTAGAATTCTCGTCATTTTTAGTATACCATGCATACGCCATAGAATTCTCATACCTTTGTATTTGCTCCTGTAACTTTTCAATATTTTCTTTAATGTTATTAATTTCACTTTCTTCAAGTTCGTTAAATTCAACATTAAGTTCCATCGCCAGTTTTAATAACATACCCCAGTCATGGTTTACATTTGCTGTATTTAAATCTTCATACGCTTTTTTAAGAAATTCAATATCTTCTCCTATTCCACCATGTAGTTTGTCAGGATGACATTTTACTGCAATTTTTCTAAATAACTTTTTAAATTTAACATCATTGTGATTTTCAATAATAGGCTCTTCGGATTTACTAATTTCGGAATTTTCAATGTTTATTTCTTGTGTCTTTGGCCTTAACGCTTCCATTGCCTCCGGGTCAGATTCTAATAGAGCATTCCTGAATTCGCCCTCTGCCAGGCTTGAAATATCCTTAACATCATCCAATGTCTCTTTCAAGTAATTATAATCCCTAATAAGTTTCTTTAGTATTGCATTCATATCATATTTATTCAAATTATATTAAGATATTCCCATTAAAATGTAAACATAATAATAACATTCATGAATATATAGATATGAACGGGGTTAACTAAATAATCCTTTGGGCAGAAAAAAATAAAAAAACAAAAAATCTATGTCACAAATTAAAATCAAGCAGATTGAGGGTTTACAAACTACCCTAAACGCAATCAATGCTAGGTTAGAATCTGGGTCTTTGAAGTCAACTTACTCACAAGTAGGTCATGGTTTTGCAGCAGGAAATGTTATTGCATTTCTTAATGGATCTTGGATTTTAGCAGATGCATCCGCAGCTGATAAACTAGGTAGACTTGTTGTTGAAAGTGTTACAACCGACACGTTTGTTGCAGTTCAAATCGGTAATATCGAAGTTTCTGAATGGGGTCTAACTCCTGGAAAATTCTATGTTGTCGATGAGAGCGGTAATGGTACTATGGTAGAGCACGTTTCAACGTCAAATCCTAATTTTACCTACAGCAACCCTATTATTCAGGCTATTACATCTGAAACAGCACAAGTACTTCCATGGAGACCAAGTTTAGGAGCAGTACCAACTGCCCAAGGACAGGAGCACACTCAATCATCTCCTTCATTATTTACTGATGGAAACTATGCATCAACTGGAATTACGTTAGATTACACACCATTCTCTGATTCAACAGTACAGGTGTATATTAATGGTATTGCAGTAACTGAATCTTACGGTAATAGAGATGGAGAAGTTTACTTTTCAAACGACGGAGGTGCAACCGCAAAATCGATTGCAACATTATCAGCGGGAGACACTTTATACTGGAACTCAAATGTTACTGGATACGCAATAGGCGAAAGTGATATAATAGATCTAGTATATGAAAAATCTTCATTAGACTAATAAATTAAATAAAAAAAAATAGAAAAACAATGGCAATAACACCGTACATTTCTACCGCGGGACCACAGGGATTTAAAGGTGACCAAGGACTTCAAGGAGAACAAGGAATACAAGGTATTCAAGGTTTAGTTGGAGACCAAGGCGCTAAAGGAGACCAAGGTTCTAAGGGAGATAAAGGCGATCAAGGAGAACAAGGAATACAAGGTATTCAAGGTTTAGTTGGTGACCAAGGAGCTAAAGGAGACCAAGGAGAACAAGGTATTCAAGGTATCAAAGGAGACCAAGGAGAACAAGGTATTCAAGGTATTCAAGGAGAACAGGGTCTTAAAGGAGACCAAGGATTTACTGGAGCACAAGGTGCTAAAGGAGACCAAGGAGAACAAGGTATTCAAGGTATCAAAGGAGATCAAGGATTTACTGGAGAAACTGGAGCACAAGGTGCCAAAGGAGACCAAGGAGAACAAGGTATTCAGGGTATTCAAGGAGAACAGGGTCTTAAAGGAGACCAAGGATTTACTGGAGAAACTGGAGCACAAGGTGCTAAAGGAGACCAAGGAGAACAAGGTATTCAAGGTATCAAAGGAGATCAAGGATTTACTGGAGAAACTGGAGCACAAGGTGCCAAAGGAGACCAAGGAGAACAAGGTATTCAAGGTATTCAGGGTATTCAAGGAGAACAGGGTCTTAAAGGAGATCAAGGATTCAAGGGAGACCAAGGAGAACAAGGTATTCAGGGTATCAAAGGAGATCAAGGATTTACTGGAGAAACTGGAGCACAAGGTGCTAAAGGAGACCAAGGATTTAATGGAGTTTCTGTAAACAATGTATCATTAAACAATGGTTTATTAACAATATCATTAGATAATGGTCAAACGCCAGTATCTAACCAAAATGTGGTTGGTCCTAAAGGAGACCAGGGATTTACTGGAGCACAAGGTGCTAAAGGAGATCAAGGTATTCAAGGTATTACTGGAGCACAAGGTGATGTTGGAGCAAAAGGAGACCAAGGATTCCAAGGTGCTGCTGGAACTAATGGTGCACAAGGAGCAACTGGAGCACAGGGTGCCGTTGGAGCAAAAGGAGACCAAGGATTCCAAGGTGCTGCTGGAACAAATGGTGCACAAGGAGCAACTGGAGCACAGGGTGTTGCTGGAACTAATGGAACTAATGGTGCACAGGGATTCCAAGGAGTTGCTGGTGCAACTGGTACACAAGGTGCTGTTGGAGCAACTGGGGCAAAAGGAGACCAAGGATTCCAAGGTGCTGCTGGAACTAATGGAACAAATGGTGCACAAGGAGCAACTGGAGCACAAGGATTTACTGGTCCTACTGGAGCAACTGGTCCTACTGGAGCACAAGGATTTACTGGTCCTACTGGAGCAACTGGAGGTACTGGAGCACAAGGTGTTCAGGGTCCTACTGGTCCTACTGGTCCTACTGGAGGTATTGGAACAACTGGAGCACAGGGTGCTAGAGGTTTCCAAGGATTTACTGGAGCAACTGGAGGTACGGGTGCAACTGGTCCACAAGGTCCGACTGGTCCTACTGGAGCAACTGGAGCAACCGGAGCAACCGGTCCTGCCGGTGGTGGTGGTTGGGGATCCAACTGGCATTTTAACTCTTTAGGGGTTGGTGTTGGACCAACTGGAACTGGAGGACAAATAGTAGCAACAAACGATATTATCGCATTCTATTCAGATAGAAGACTTAAGGATAATATTAAGCCTATTGAAAACGCTCTTGAAAAGGTTGGAAAAATAAGAGGTGTATCTTATACTCAAAACAAATTAGCTGAAGAGTATGGATATAATGATTATAGACAACAGGTTGGAGTTATCGCACAGGAACTTCAAGAAGTATTACCTGAAGTTATTAAACCAGCACCATTTGATATGGATGAGAATGGAAATTCTAAAACTGGTGAAAACTATATCACTGTACAATATGAAAAAATTGTACCATTATTAATTCAAGCAATTAATGAATTAAAGGCAGAAATTGATTTACTTAAAAAATAATCTAATTTCACATTAAAACTAAGGGGACCTAATCGGTCCCCTTTTTTATTGATATATAATCATATAATATAATAATAAACTAATCTAGATTCATCTATATAATAATTATGGCAGACATCATATCACATTTTACAAAACATGATAACATACGAATGTATGTTGATTCATTAGAGCAAAATCAAAATAGCTATACCTTTAATGGTTGGATTTTTTCAGAAAAAGGAGAAATATCTATGATAAAGGTAGGTAAAAAAAGGTTTAACAAATTTTCAGAAAGGAAAGATGTAAAGCAATTTTATCCTAACATTGAAAGTACTCAAATAGGATTTAGTATAACAATCGATGGTAGTGAACTATTCGAACCTATTGTTATATCCATGGGTAATTTTGTTGAAAAGGAAATTGTAATCGAATCACTTGCAAAGTGGCTAGCATATTATACTGGTTTTGCAAATCAAGACAAAGGTATCATTGTTGTAGATAATTTTTATAATGACCCTGACTTTATTAGAGAATGGGCAATTAAGGAAATTAAATTCTCTCCATCTAATTATCATAAAGGAGAAAGAGCAACTAGTCGATTTTCAATAATTGGCATGAAAGAAAAACTCGAGTCTATTATCGGAAAACCTATTTATAATTGGAACCATGATTCATACGCAAATGGAATATTTCAATTTTGTACAGCAGATCAACCAATAGTATACCATGTCGATAACCAAACATACGCTGGTATGGTATTTTTAACGCCTAATGCACCTCCATCAACGGGTACCGCATTTTATAGAAGTAAAGTTACTGGAGATTATAAATTTGATGATGAAAAAAGAAGTACAATAAACTACGTAAGAGCCTTTCAAGGTAAAAATGCTGAAATGAATTTTTATGATGGAACTCATTTTGAAAAAATAGATGAGGTTGGAAATGTCTATAATAGATTAGTTTTATTTGATGCTAAAAATATCCATGCTGCAACTCAATATTTTGGAGATGCAATTGATAACGCTAGATTTTTCCATATGTTTTTCTTTGACGTATAATAACTTAATAATATAATATGATAATCAATATAATTACAAGAAGTACAAGACTTCAAAATTTAAAAATAGTTAAAGAATCTGTATTTAACAGTATTCCAATCGGAATCGATATTAAATGGCACGTTGTCTTCGATACATCGTCATTGAAGGATATTGATGCTGAATTACTATCTGATTTAAAGGACGATTCTACACAATATTATTTTGAAAAGGGAGATAAAGTAGGAATGTTATATCCACAATGTTCTAATATAATTTCAAAATTTAAAGAGGGTTGGGTTTATTTTGTTGATGATGATAACATAGTACACGATGGATTTTATGAATATGTACTGGAAATGTCAAATATATTTCCTGAAAAACTTGTTCATGTTGTTTCACAGAATGTTGCCGGAAAGGACTTTACTGGATTAGATTACAGATTAGCGGTTGCACATAATATGAAAAAAGGTGGCATAGATCTTGCCCAATATATCTCACATGTTGATGTCTATAACAAACATGGATATAAATTCAAACCGGATTATTGTGCTGATGGAATTCTTATAAGTGATGTATTTAAAAAAATGCCAGAATCATTTACGTTTACACCTACAATATATTCTCATTATAATTATTTAGAAAAAAAGGCATCAGCAAATGTACCTAAAGTTTTATATATTGGATTAGACGAACCCGATTTAAAATCAATCAAATATTTATGGTATGAGGCAGATAACCTAAATGTAAAATATTTAAAGAGTGATGAAAACATAGAATCCATTTTATCTATATTTAAACCAGACATCATAATAACAAGAGGAGAGTCTTGGCAAGAATTTCCAAATATGGCGAATATGTCTCTACAATTTCGTAGAAAATGGATAAACATTCCATTGGATATATTGGATGCGGAAGTAGGGGACCGTGCATATGTTTCTTCGATGTATACTATGCTTGATAATGATTCCATTGAAGATTCAAATTTAATTTCATATACCACTCCAATATATAATACAAAGGAGAAATTATATAATACATACGAATCATTAAAACAGCAAACATATTCTAATTGGGAATGGGTGCTTGTGAATGACTCTACAGATGGAGGTAAAACATTAAAGATAGCAGAAGATATTGCTGCAAGAGATCCTCGTGTTAAAGTATATGACTTTAGAGAGAAGAGTGGAGGAAACATAGGTGAAGTAAAATGGAGAGCAAATTGTATGGCAAAGGGATTTATTCTTGCAGAATTAGACCATGATGATTTATTGGTTCCATGGTGTACTGAAGATTTATACAAGGCAGCAAAGAAACATCCTGAAGCTGGCTTCTTTTTCAATGACACATTAGAGGTTAATGAAAATTGGGAGTGTCAAACATATCCTGATGGATTTGCATTTGCATATGGAAAATACAGAGATGAGATGTATAATGGGCAAATGATGAAAGTTGCAACTCAACATAATCTTAATCCAAAAACAATTAGACATATTGTGGGTGTTCCAAATCACGTAAGAGCATGGAGACGTTCTACTTATTTTGAAATTGGAGGACACAATAGAAATCTTGCCATTGCAGATGATTATGAATTAATTGTAAGAACTTTCCTAAAAACAGTAACATGTAAAATTCCGAAACTTGGTTATATTCAATTTTTATATAATAATGCAACTGGACAAAACACACATGATTTAGCAAGAGCTGATATCCAAAGAAGAGTAAGAACTATTGGAGGATATTATAATGAAAAAATCAAAGAAAGATTTGAAGAACTTGGATTAAAGGATTGGGCGTATGAGGAAAATCCAAATAATCCATTAGACGTTATGCCAAGATTTGGAGAAGAAGAAATGGCAGCAAACATTGTATATAACGAAAATGAATAATACGTTTGTAAAAATATGGGTTCATAATATGGAAGTTGATCGCATGGTTGACTTCCTTTTAGACCGTATTGAAAACGCGCCACACTACTTTACCGATAATTCAAATATACCTGAATCAATTACAGGGGGTTGGATTGAATTATCAATTACATTTGAAAGATACTTAAAACTTAGACAATGTACTGACACATCGTGCATTTCAAATCAAATTTAAACAATTTTTATTCTTTGTATATAATACTATATGGCAAAAGATAAAAAAATCCAAGAGATTAAAGTTAAAAATCCAAAGATCGGTGAAAAATACTTTTTTAGATTTGCAGGTTCTCTTATGTATGGTCCTATTATTGAAAAATGTAATTCATTAGCAAAAATACATGGACATCCATATTTCTGGTTTATTAACGAGAGAGAAGGCAGAAAATCTAGTAAATATCCAATATCAATTTATAACATTTCTAATAACGAAAAAGATGTATAGCGTATCCAATTTAAAATCAATGTTATTTATTGACATTGAGACAGTTTCAGAATTTAAATACTATAGTGAATTTTGCGAGCAAAGGCCTGGTGCTGTAATTCATTGGATAAAAAAAGCAGATAATTATAGAAGAACCGAGGTTGATTTGGCAGAATTAAGTGATGCTGATCTATATTTAAAAAATGCAGCGTTACATCCTGAATTTGCAAAAATTATTACAGTCTCAATAGGTCAAATTCAATTTGATGAAAATGGAAATCCAATTGCAGAAAAAATCAGATCATTTTACGGAGACGATGAGGCAGAATTCTTAAGGGAGTTTATGGGAACTGCTCAGGCAATTTTCAAAAAAAATCCAAATGTTCAATTTGCAGGACATAATATTAAAAACTTTGATTTTCCGTTTTTAATTAAGAGAGCCCTTGTATATGGTATTCAAACCCCTTCACAATTTCACTTACAAAATAAAAAACCTTGGGAAAACTGTCTATTAGATACGTATGAGGTTTGGAAGTTTGCGGGTTGGAATAGCGCTTCATTAGATTTAATATGTGATACATTAAACATTCCATCTCCGAAATCCATTATGAAAGGCAATGAAACTACTGAAGAATATTGGAATGGAAATCTTGAAAAAATAAAAGAATATTGTGAGGCTGACGTAAAATCCACAATGAATGTTATGTTAAGGCTCTCATATCTTCCAATACTTTAGTATTATGAAAGTATGGGCATACGTTACTGTTTGGAATGAGGAGAAGATGCTTCCTTACTATCTAAGACACTATTCTCAGTTTTGTGAAAGAATAATAGTCTTAGATAATCAATCAACAGACAACACTCTAAGGATATGTGAGAAACATCCAAAGGTTGAAGTGATACAATATAATACAGGCGAAACTTTCAATGATTATGTTCACCTTGATTTAAAGCATCAATGTATTGAAAATGCTAAAGGAAATGCAGATTATATTATAGTAAGTGATTGTGACGAATTTATATGCCATCCCAATATTATAGAATTCTTACAAACAAATGATTCTTCAGTGATATTTCCAGCCGGTTTTCAAATGGTTTCACATCACTTTCCAGAAGAAGATATTCAGATATATGAACAAATAAATCATGGTGTTCCAGATCCATGGTACTCAAAACCTATTCTAATTAATCCAAATAAAATTAAATCGATGAAATGGATTGAAGGCTGTCATGAGATTGAATTAAACTCTGAATTTGAAGGAGAAATCTTACACCCAGTTCCCAAAGAAATTAGACCAGTTGGTGAATGGAATGGACATCCATGGGGCAGGTGGAAAATGCAATTTGAAGTATTAGAAACTTTTAATAATTTTCCAATAAAATTATTACATTACAAATATATGGGAGCTGATTACGTCAGATCTAAATATACACAATATTCACAAAGAAATAGTGAACAAAATAAAAATGCAGGACTTGCCAATCATTACGATACGGCACTGCAGGGTAAAAACATTGAATGGGAGATTGATATTCTTATAGATAAATCAATTAGAGTAAATTATTAATAACTTTTTTGTAAATAAATTGCCAAATATTTTTTTGTTTGGCATTTTTTATTTATATTTACACTATAATTATAAAATATACAACATGGACGAATTTAATTTTAATGACCTTTTTGAGGAAGATGACGAAATTACAACTATGAAAAGAGAAGCTTTAATGGAAGAAATGATGTATGAGCTAAAAATGAAGTTAGCGAATGAAAACTATGACATGATTGTAGAAAACGGAATAGATATTAAAACAATGAAGCGCAATGGGTTTGATATTGAATCTCTTTCAAAAACTCTTAATCAAATGTTAGAAATATTTGTTGAAGTAGAAGAGTATGAAAAATGTGCTAGAATTAGAGATATTTTAGAACAAATATAATATATTAATATAATAATATGGAAGAAACTTTAAAGAAAATTGCAGATAGTTTAGAACGTATCGCAATTTGTATGGAAAATCAACAGATTAGAGAAATTAATATCCATAAAAGATCTCAAATCGCTGAGAAAAAAGAGGCCGCTGTTAAACAGGTTCGTACTAGGCCTATTCCTGAAAGAAAGCAAACAATCAGAGTAAAAACAGTTTCTTCAAAATAGTCTAATGAATTATTATGAAACCTTAAACGTTTCTAGAAATGCGACACAGGACGAAATTAAAAAATCATATAGGCAACTTGCAAAACAATACCACCCTGATAAAACAGGAGGAGACGAAACCCAATTTAAAAAGGTAGTAGAAGCATATGAGGTTTTAGGAGACCCTGAACGTAGAAGGAAACACGACACTAGTGGAAATCGATCATTTAACATTGACGATGCGTGGAAAGACATATTTAATAGATATGATTTTGCAACAGCATTTGACCAATCATTTAATGAGGAAGTTAGAGGATTTGACGTACGAGTGGCAATAAATATAACAATAGAAGAAAGTTATGAAGGAACGAGAAGATACCTCGATATCGGCACTGGTGGATTTAATATTAATATACCTAAGGGAATTCCGAATGGCACGAAACTTAAAATCAAAGAAAAAGGCCAACCCCATCCAATCAACAAAAGTGCCAGACCAGGCGACATAATATTAACTATAAATGTTATACAAGACATCGACCTTATAGTAAATGGTGCAGATATTTATGTAGATCTTTCACTTAGTTGGATTGATATGTTACTAGGGGGAGAGTTTGAAGTTAAAACAAAGGTGCATGCTGTAAAAATTAAGGTGCCCGAAGGTTCACATGATTCAAAAATACTTAGAGTAGTTGGCAAAGGAATGCCAATATATAACTCAAATGGATATGGTAATCTTATGGTAAAGCTTAGAACGTTGCCTATTAGTTTAACAGAAAATCAAATTGAATTACTTAAAAAGATTAAAGACTCTAATGGATGATTTAGATGAATACGACAACAAGGAAACAGACTTTATAAAAAAATTACAGAATGCTTCCAAGGAAGACATGATGGAAATTATTTATAAATCAATTATTGAGAAAAGTATGGGAGCACTGAATCATGATGCCCCAGCCTCCGTTAAAATAGAAGGTGTTCAAATCGTACTTGATTTTTTTAAAGATAGAGAAGAGTATGAAAAATGTACAGAACTTAAAAAAATAATTGATAAACTATCATGTTAATTATAAATGTAGAAAAAGGAAACATAGAAAGGGCACTAAAACAATTGAAGCAAAAGGTAATTGCAACTAAACAGCTATCTGAATTACGCGACAATACGTCTTATGAAAAACCATCAATATCAAAAAGAAAAAAGATTATAAAGGCAAGATATAAACAATCGAGAGATTTATAATATACTAACCTTTTTGTCAACATGACATATTCTCGGAAGTCCATCTAAATATATAATCTAATCAGTCAAATTAGACGTAATAAAAATAAAATTAACAGATGGAAGATATTACTAAAGAGGAGAGAGACTCTTTAATGAGGTCCAGCTACTATATAATAACTCGAAATTTTACAAAAACGGTTAATAGATTTATCGTATACCAAGATAGTAAAAACACAATCGATATTCCACATGGAATAGGACAACGAAGTGGATTTATAGATCTTCTTATAGAATATTTCGTAGAACTAGAGGAATATGAAAAGTGTGAAACTCTTAAAAAGTTAAAGGAGCTTGTGATAATGGCAGGCGACTAAATATACTTAATTATATGCAAAAGAAAACGAGTTCAGAGCATTCGCCAAACATTAAAAAAATGGCAGTCAAGGAAGATGACATTAAACACGTTAATTTAAAAAATAATCAAAGAGAATACGTCAATCAAATACTAAAGAATGATATAACGTTTTGTTCAGGACCAGCCGGAACTTCAAAAACATTTACAGCATGTTATACATCACTACATTTACTTGCTGAAAAAAAGGTAAAGAAAATAATCTTATGTAAGCCAATACAGGAATCCGGTGAAAAACTTGGATTCCTTCCAGGCGATATCGCAGACAAAATAGATCCCTATATGCAATCGTATATTTCTAACTTTAAAAAAATAGTTGGAAATGAATTAACTGAAAGTCTTATACATCATGGAATAATTGAATTTAAACCCTTAGCATTTATGCGAGGAGATACATTTGATGATGCATTTATGATTTTAGACGAGGCACAAAATTCGACGTTTAAGCAACTTATGTTATTTACAACTAGAATGGGCAAAAATTCAAAAGTTTTGGTCACCGGGGATATTAGTCAATATGATATTCCTAAGGCAATGGCAGGTTTAACTGGATTTATTGAATTAATGCGAGGTATTAAAGGAGTAGGACACCATACATTTTCAAATTCCGATATTGTAAGAGCTAAAATATTGCAAGATGTCGTGGACCGATATGACAAATGGATGATTGAAAATCCAAATAAGTAATGAAACAATCCAGAATCCATCTATATAATATGTATAAAAATATATAGATGGAAACTAGACAAATATTACTCAAATCAAGCTATACTGGATCTGAACAAACCATTGAAATAGGAGTAGATGAGGCAGGTAGAGGAGCACTCGCCGGACCAGTTACAGTATCAGCATGCATTATGCCATTTGGATTTGAACATCCACTCATTAAAGATTCAAAACTTTTAAATGAACAACAGCGAAAGGACGCCAGAAGAATTGTACTAGATAATGCTATCGCATATAGTATTGTTCATATCTATCCAGAACAAATTGAATCAACTAACATCTTACGAGCAACTTTACAGGGAATGAATCAATGCCTAACTGAAGTTAGAAAAAATCAAAATTTTGACTTTATATTGGTAGATGGGGATCAATTTCATGGATTTGATGGGATTCCATTTGAAACAATAGTAGGAGGTGACAATAAATATGTTTCAATAGCCGCAGCAAGTATTTTGGCAAAAACTGAAAGAGATGCGATGATGAAAGAGTTAGATATTGAAAATCCAGGATATGGTTGGAATTCTAATAAAGGGTATGGAACAAGTGCACATATTAATGCAATCAAAGAACTTGGACCAAACAAAATACACCGCCCTAGTTTTATATCTCATCTACTAACATCAACAGGGCAATTATTTTGAGAAATTTAATATATGGAATTTTATTATTTCTATTAGGTCAATCTATGATATGGTTTCAAACCAATGGACAATTTGTTTGGCCTTGGTTTAAAAGAAATCCAATAATAGTTGCTTTAATTGGAGGATCTACTATATCTTATATGTTTATAATTGCGACCAGGTACATTGCAGAGTATTATGATGGTCAACTGTGGCCAGGCAGGTTTATTGGATTTGCAATGGGTATGGTTTCATTTGGATTATTAACATATTTTATAATGGATGAACCATTAAATCAAAAAACAATAATATCATTATCACTCTCAGTATTATTAATATATGTTCAGTTATTTTGGAAATAAATTGTTAATAACTTTTTAGAAAATAATTAGCCAAACATTTTTTGTTTGGCTTTTTTTGTTTATATTTACACTATAATTAAAACATCAATTTAAAACAAACACCATGAGTTACACACATTTTGATAGACACGCAAACATGGACGAAGACACTAGATTTGAAATATTAGGTCTTATTAAAGAAGTTAGATTCAGTGACGCAGATATTGATAGTTCGACACTATTCAATTTAGAAAATATGCTGTATGGATTATTTGATGGATATCTATACGAAAATCTTCAAATGTATGCATTAGAGTTACCTACTGAATTAGCGTCAAAGGTTACAAGAATTTATGATATTTGTAATAAATATCCAAAAACAATCCCATTTTTATATAACTAATTTTAAAAATATATGGCTGCAAATTACGGGTACTGTTGTATCAACTTAACATTGGATAAACAAAAAGGAATTAAGATAGGTAGAAGCATGATTAAGAAAACCTTTCAGGCGAAAGGTATTAAATACGCAGGTGAGTTGGCAGAAGCTAACCTCAGGGACATGATTGAAATTCTTAAATGGAATAATGCAAATGGAATTACAATGTACCGTATGTCCTCTAGCATGTTCCCATGGAATTCTGAATACGATATTGAAGAGTTACCTAATTATAACTCAATCAAATCTTTATTAAAAACAGCCGGTGATTATGCAACTAAAGTAGGTCAACGTCTTACATTCCATCCAGGTCCATTTAATATTCTTGCAAGTCCAAATCCAAAGGTAGTAAAAGATGCAATATGGGAATTAACCCAGCATGGTAAGGTTATGGATTTAATGGGTTTACCTAGAAATCATTACGCTGCGATGAATATCCATGTAGGTGGAACCTATGGTGACAAAGATGCTGCAATTAAAAGATTTGCAGAAAATTTTAAACTATTACCAGAATGTGCAAGTTCTCGTCTTGTTTTAGAAAATGACGATAAACCAAGCCAATATGGTGTAACGGATCTTTATGAAATTTATAAGTTATGTGGTACTCCAATCACATTTGATTTCTTCCACCATTTTTGTTATGAGGATTCTATTTCAGAAAAAGATGCATTAGAATTATGCGCAACCACATGGCCAAAGGGTATTAGACAATTATGCCACTATTCATCTTCCAAAAAATTACATGAAGATAGTTCAGTTATACTAAGAGCCCATGCCGATTATTTGTATGAATTTATTGAAACATACGGTATGGAACTCGACATAGAAATAGAGGCAAAAGCAAAGGAATTAGCATTACAAAAATATCATAAAGACTTTTCAATGATATATAGCTAAATAAATATATGTATTAATATGAAACATTTTATGTTATTTGAAGAATTTTTGACAGAAAAAGATGACAAAGAAACTTCTAGAGCAAAGTTAGAAAATCCGGATTTAAATAAATCTCTTGCTAAAAAGAGTAAAGAATCTGGTGTACCGATTGGAATTTTAAATGCAGTTATGCGAAGAGGAATGGGAGCATGGAATTCAAGTCACTATGAAGGAATGAGTCAAGAGGCTTGGGGACATGCAAGAGTAAACGCATTTCTAGAAAAAGGTGCAGGAACATGGGGCAAGGCTGATGCCGATTTAGCTAAAGAAGTTAGAGATGGTGGACATGATAAAAAACTACCATATAAATCAGAAGATTAACTGCGTTAGGTGAAAACAAGCATATTGTCAAATCATATTAATGATTTTAAGACAAACTCTAAGAAATTTATTAGTGCATTAAAGCTTGAAGGTAAAGAAACGCAAGACGCATTCACGATGTTGTACAATCATATCATATACGATATAAAAATGGATGAACTTCAAAGAGAATGGGTTGGAAACCAATTCAAAGATGTTTTAAAAACAATAGGTCTTACTACTATTGCATTAATGCCAGGCGGTGTTATAGTTGCAATAATAATTAAGGCCTTAAAAATTCAAAAACACGTCCTTCCTTCTAGTTTTGAATACCTGTCAAAAGATAAAGATATATAAATTCATATACTAATAATAAAAAAATTAAAAACTATGGCAAGTATTAAATCATTTGAAACCTTTATTTCTGAAATGGACAGAGCAGAGGAGATAGAAACTAAATTAACTTCAATGGCAGAACCTGATGACAAGGATTTTGAAGAGGCTGAAGAAGAAGCTGAAGAGGTACAAGAATCTGAAGAAAAAGTAACTCCAATTCAAGGAAAAGGAGATGGAATTAATCCAACTATTCCCGTTTCAGAAATGCTAGAAAAATGTTACGAGAGAGTAATGGAAGAGGCACAGGCATGGGACGAAGATGCACATGATGACCATACCGTAGAAACTTATATGGCTGAAAATGCTGCATTAGTTGCAAAAATGGGAGTTAATGCACTTAACGAAATGAAAGGTGACATGGAAACCGAAGCATTTGAAGCATGTTTAAATAAAATGGCCGAAGCATACTCTAAAAAAATCAATGAGTCTAAGCAGGTAAAAGATGCAGTTGATGCTGAGGATGTAGAATAATCCACAAATAAACTAAATAAAAAGTCTATATATAATAATAAACATATAGACTTTTTTTATGCCTAAAATTCCGATCGAACACATATACATGCAAGTAGCCTATCAGTTTGCAAAACTTAGTTATGCAAACCGAAGAAAGGTTGGATGTGTTATTGTTAAAGACAAACAAGTAATTTCATTTGGGTACAATGGTACTCCACATGGATTTGAAAATGAATGTGAGTGTGTTGAAAGAACCGGTTGGGATTTTCCTGAACAGGCGAAACTTCTTGATGAAAATGGATGGACATTATCTGATGAAGATGGATGTGCACATCGAAGTGTGACAAAGCGTGAAGTTTTGCATGCGGAATCAAACGCAATTATGAAAGTTGCGAAATCTACAATGAGTTGCGAAGGAGCAACTCTATATACAACAACATGTCCATGTTTTGATTGTGCAAAATTAATCATACAATCAGGGGTAAATGAAGTATACTATAGTGAAGATTATAGAGATATGAGTGGTGTTGAATTATTAAAAACTGCAAATATAAAAGTAAATCAAGTAAACGTTTGGAATGAGTATTAATAAAATAATAGTTCCAAGTGCTGAGACACTTGCGAAATTTCTTAATGAAAATGGCAGTAAAGCATTCTATTATAAATACGTTAGAAATGTAGATGTATTAATTGGAGATGATTGTGGAATAGATTTTATAGAAAGATTTGAAATTAAATACCATGAAAATGATGAAGAGTTCAATCAATTGGATTAAGAAACATTTTTCTAAAAATGAATATAAACATGAAAATATACAAATAATGGAATTAGTGAAAGATACTGTTAAAACATACCAATGGAAAAAGGGTGAAAACTTCGGAAAGGTTGTAGAAGTAAAAAATAGCGATGCTAAATTTACATACTTTACAGACGGTTCTCAAATTTTTAATGAGGTGTTAGGTGAATTTATGGAAGAAGTAGTTGATGGAAAATTACCATTTCCAGGGGCAGATTCATTGAATTTAATAGCGATGGGTGAAAAATCAACAAAGGAAATTAATATTGACTCCAGTGATTCAATTCAACATGCCACACGGCATATCAACAAACCTGCTGAAATTTCTCCATTGGAAGAGTTGGTTGCTAAGCTTTCTAAAAAAAATATAGAGCCTTTACTTGTAACCATAAACTTAAACATACCAAATAGACAGATATTTAATATGTTGATTGAAAATGCGGATGAGGACAAAGAAAATCTTATAAAGACAATTGCACAAGTTGCTGTTTCACAAATAGAGATAAATAAACTACAAGAATATTTAAAAGAAGAAGTAATAACGTTTATAAATAAATACTACAATGAGTAAAGGAACAACACCGTCTAGAAGACAACGCAGATCGCAATTGGCAGCAATGGGTTACTTAAAAATTAAAAATATGTATAGCCCTCTAAATGGACCAGGTGAAGCATGGTATGATAAAACCCGAAATGATGGAAATCAGGCGCATGAGGCTTTTTTAAATAGAGTACAAGATGATATTGAAAATCAATTACAAATTAAGGTAAATGGATTAAAAGAATCTTGGAAAGAACAAGGATATAATGATGCTGAAATAAAAATGTTAGAAGAGGCATGGATTCTTGTTAATATTAAAAATAAACTAACATACAAGGAAGATAAGAAAAAATCAGCTGATCTTCAAAAACAGGCAAGAGAATCTTTAAATGCAAGGTTAAATGCAAACAGTTAAAATAACATTAGCCGACAATGGCGTTATTAAAACTGTAATAGATGATAATATTAATTCTGCTGGAGAGGGTTTTGAATCAACAACAGTTTATGATTTTGAAATTCAATCTAACAAAATTAAATTTATTACCGAATTATGTGTTGATATTGGATTAACATTTGGTAATTCAAAAAATAAACGCCAAATACAAATTATCGAAGACTGGGGTGTTGATTACATTCCAAGCGATAAAGAGAAATTGGAAAAAATAGAGAAGCTTGAAAAACAATTAAAATTGTTAAAGGCTTCTATAAAACAATAAATGAATAACTTAACAATTGAATGTGTATGGTGTCCATCGAGACGAGAATTTAATAAGTTTATAAAAGATATTGATAAAGTGTCAACTAAAGTGATTGACCATGCTTCAATAAAAAATAAACTTATTAAGGCAGATCCCTATGGCCAAGAGCCAAGTGATTCAGTTGTTGGATTAACAATAGTATCTGAAATTACACGACAGCTTCATATAGATAATACAGATGTTAGTCGTGTAATTTATCTATTTAAAAATCTTGAATTTGAAGTTGTAACAAATTTTAAAAGATTAATAGACTCTCAATCCACTAGAGAGCAAGTAATCATATTAACGATAATACATAATAATGTAAATGTAGATGCGAGAATCGCAAATTTATTTGAACATGTTAATATTATTAAAAAATGATTAGACATAAATTATTTTCAAAAGGAGAACATATCCATGTATTGATCGCAAACAATCGGTATAACAATATTGTTTTTCCGGTTCGCGCCATTATTCATGATGTTGAGTTTAATGACAAAATGCCAAGATATCAAATTCGTATTACCAGGTTTTATGATGATATTGACTTTTTAAAAAGATATATGTTCGATATGAAATTTGATAGAAATTTTGAAGGAGCTCTTACTACTTTTAAAATATCTAGGCAAAAATTTGCAACTGTTAAAGAATTTCAAAATTATATAGAATCTAAATGGGAAACTTATATGGTTGTTGTTGATTCTGTGATGTGTGTTAGAACGTATGGAGAAGTAATCGAATTATATAATAATATACAAGATTTTTTTATTGAAAAGACTATCAAGGATTTATATGAATTAACCACACGAAACACATATTCTAAGGGTAGTTACTACTATGGAAGTAAAGGGGTGTTTCAGGCGCACATCAAGAAGTTTCTTGGTGATAGGGCAGGCACTTCACCTGACTATTTTGACAAACTACTATTTAGACCTAAATCGATTGAACTTGATCGTTTAACGTAAAATCAAAGACTTAGATATATAACAAAACAAATATATCTAAAATAGGAATGGCGGATAGTACCGAAAAGGGTTATTTTGAAAAACTAGCAGAATCTACTGCTGCAAAAACCAGATCAGGCTTTGAATATGCAAAAACCACAGGATTAGGCAAAGGATTTATTAGCGCAGTAAAAAGTGTTACTGGATATAATGTGGATGGAGAGGATCCAACTAATACTCCGGGTAAAAGAAAAACTAAAGATAAAGGATTAAAATCCTTAAATGCACCAGATCAGACTAAGGCAAGATCTATGGTAACAGATTCATCTTTTTCTATTATTGATACTGAAAATTCAAAGTATTATGTTAATGCATTTGATTCCGAAACGTATACTTCCACACAAGCTGGTGTAAATAAAGGAAAGAAAATTAGTGTTGGTCCTCGACCATACTCTGCATTTAATAAATACTCATTAATTAATTATAGAGGAAATCCATTAGATATTAATAAAAATGGATTTGAATCTTCTGGCGCAGGGGAAAATTCGCGCGCAAATGAAAGATATAGAAAAATAGATCCAAACAGTTTAATTAATCCAACTGCTTCTCAAATTATTGAAATAACAGGAGGGATTGAAAATAATTATGCGTATAGATATCAGTATTCTGATTTTGCCCTAACGCGTTTTTTTGGAAAGATTCCAAATAGCATGTTAATTACGTTAAGGCGATTCGCGTATCCATGTACTGATGATATTATAACACCTACTGGATTAGATAAAGCCGGTACTACAATGGTCCCAATCCAACAGCCTGATATTGCAAGAGCAGTTACTTGGTTAGGAGAAAGTCCTGGAAATCCACTTACTGAAATTTTAAAATTTTCACATGGATTTAATTATAAAGACGCCAGCGCAGAGGTTCAAACCTTACAATCTAAACAAGGTGCTGCTAGTGGAAAATTTGGTAGTATTGTTGAAGGTAATATGTTTCTTTCTGCAGCCGCGAATGCTGCATCAGGTAGAGATGCAGTCTCAGCAAACGCAAATAAACAAAATGCAGATTATGACTCATTCTCAAATACATATCCAAATCATGTATTTGGACCATTGAATGTGATAAAAGACATGGTAGTTCGAGACTCTGGGCTTAAATTTGAGCAAGCATTTACTTTGAAATTTGAATATGAACTTAAAAGCTTTGAAGGAGTAAATCCAAAGATAATGATGCTAGACCAGCTTGCAAATTTATTAGCGCTTACATACAATAATGCTCCATTTTGGGGAGGAAGCGTTCGATATATTAGTGATGGATCTGTTGCTAAACCATTAGGAGATCTTGGAAAACTTAGGGCAGGTGATTATGGGGGATTTTTAGGTTCTATTGTGAGTGATATGGGAAATGCGTTTAAAGGTATTTTAGATCCTGCAAATTATAAAAATCTTGCAAATAATAAATTTTTAAATAACTTAATAGGTGGACAGTTAATGGACCTATTTAATACTCCACAGGGAGGACAGGCAGTTCAGTCTTTATTAACAGGAGACCCTACTGGGCAATGGCATCTAACGGTTGGAAATCCATTAAATCCTATTGCCGTAATTGGAAATCTTGTAATGGAAGATTGTGAGATTACATTTGAAGGAGCAAATACAATACATGACTTTCCAGAAAGAATGGTCGCGGTTATTAAATTAAAACCAGGTAGACCTAGAGATAAAGCAGAAATCGAATCAATGTTTAATACAGGTAGAGGAAGATTTTATGTACAGCCTGATGATGTCGCAGACATTAACAAAACAGTTGATGTAAGCGCATATGGAAATAAAGACGTTGGAAAACCTACTAAGGATTCATTTGTCAATGTATTTAGAAAATTAAGTAACGGATAATGAAATTTACAACATTAGAAAAAAAGAAACTTTCAACTGATAATACTAAAGTTATTATGACAGAACCTACTGTAGTATTTTCTACATTAACGGAAACTGTCGCTGAACATATTGTGACCGAATACGAGATAGGCAGAATAGATTTAATTTCATTAAAATATTATAGTGATGCAAACTATTGTGACTACATATTAAAATGGAATAATATATCAAATCCATTTTCAATAAATGTTGGAGATGTTTTGCTTATTCCTCAGAATATGTCAGTTCTTAATATTGTCAAACCTATTAAATTTGTTGAACGTTCGATTAATGAACCTTCAATTAGGGATCAATTTATTGACACTAAAAGACTTCCAGTTAAGGACGCCAAAAGAATTGAATATTTACAAAGAAAGGCAGCACAGAAGGCGAATGGTTCAAGACAAATATTGCCGCCTAATGTTCTTAAGGAGGGTGAAAATCACATTGCAATAGGAAACGGTACAATTACTATTTAATAAAATACATGGCATCAATAAATAACCACATACTTACAATAACTGAGCCAACTATCAAGACAGATAAATTGGTATTTGAATCGTTTGGCGAAAATGAAGGAAATGACAAGGCAATTCAAAGTAAAGGTATGCTTCTTGTTGTAATGATAAATCGATATGAATTTTCAATGGATGACATTGCTAAAATGAATTTAGATTGCACTGGAACTCTTCCGATTATTGAACTTACTCTTATTGATACTAGAGGGCAATTTAGTGTTGATACATTTCCAAGGGATGGAGACGTTATTAATTTAAGAATGGGTACTCTTGATAAAACGTCATATAAGGAAATAAGAATGGATTTCGATATTATATATGTAGAAACTCCTAATCAAAGATCTTCAATCAAAGGAGGAAAATATGTATTGATGGGAAGGGTTAAAATTCCAGGATTATACTCAGAAGATTGTAAATCATATGGAGTAGGTACCTCATTAGACCATATTGAAAAAATAGCAAATGACCTGAAATTGGGAGTGGCAACAAACATAGATTCAACTGATGATTCAATGAATCTGGTAGTGCCATTTAATTCAATGTACGATACATTAGAGGATCTTGTGAGACATTCATATATAGATGATGACAGTTTTCAAACCTTTAGTATTGACCCATATTATTATTTAAATTATGTAAATTTAAATAAGTTGCTTGACTCTGAAGAAACATTAGAGGACGCCAAACTTGCATTTGGTATGGATTTAACAGACATGCCTTCTGCCAAGGTCGGAGATTCCCCAAATCAGGCAGAACTTCCATTAGTTCTTTCAAATCATAAAAGAGATAATGGAACAAATAGATTTATTGTTTCACAATCATTAAAGAATAAGGCAGGAGCTTCAAATAAAAAGAATGGATATAAGCGTGTTTTACAATACTATGAAAATGATTCTGATGAAGGGTTGGTTTCACACGATATTGAACCGCTAGCAAGTAAAAAAATGAAAGACATTGAAGAACCTTTAAAGGGTAGAAGAGATGAGGATAGATACAAAAATGAAATAAAATATAAATATGTAGGTAGAAAATCAGGCGACCCTGAAACTTCTAATACACATTTAAATTATGAGTATGCTGCAATTGCAAATTCACAAAATATTGACGAGGTAAAAAAGATGTCACTTGATATTGAACTACTGACATTTAATCCTGCAATCCATAGATACCATAAAATTCCTATTGTTATTTATACTAATAATAGAGATATAATGAAAGCAGATCAAATTCTTAAAGATAAAAAGACTAAGGATGGGTTTGAAGCTGAGAAAATAGAAGATTCATATCTGTCAGATCCTTCAGTATACGCTGTTGATGAATTTTTAACAGGTTATTACGTTGTTGGGGGAATTCAATATACGTATAAGGCAGGTGACGACAGTGTTGGCCAAAAATTAAATTTACTTAGAAGAGAGTGGCCAAGTAGAGTCAATAACATAGATGAAGATACTGTTGGTTCTTCTAATAAATAATATATATAATATATGTCAGATTTTAAAAACATATCGGATTTCCGTAAAGGCTCAATTAAAAAATATCCATATCAGGATCCTACATACTTGTCCTTTGCAATATTATTTGACGTATTTAATCCAGAACTTTCCCCTTTACTTGCGGGTCCCGCTGAAGAATATTTAAAAAAATTAGCAGACTCACCTAACAGTAAAGATACATTTTACAAAGATGCCTATGTAAGCTTTGTTGCATTTAAAAATGCTTTGCTAACGATTAACAATGAAATGCCATGGTACTGGCAATCATTGAAAGGACTTGAACGTCTTTTTCAAAGAGATCCGGCAGAACCGTTCTTTGGAGGTGATGACGCCAAAATAGAAATTGAAACATTAGAATCATTAAACCTACCAATCGCTGGTCTTATGCACTTATATAGAGAAGGAGTATTTGATAGTAGAAGATGGGGTTACATATTACCAACAAATTTAAGAAAATTTGCAATGTATGTTTATGTCACTGAGGTTAGAAGTATACAAGTAGAAACTGAAACAAAGGTAAACGGAATTGATAGAGATGCATTTACAAAATTTCCAGACAACTTTAAACCAACTATCGATACTAAAAATAAAAATGCTGCAATCATGGGAGAAGATGGAAGGCCTTATTTTATGGTTGGAATTAAGCACTGTGAATTTGATATGATGACAGGTACTGCGATATTTAGCGACCTTTCAAAAAATCCAGAAAGCGCTGCAACAAATAATATTACAATTAACTATCAAAGTTTTGTAAAAATAGAGGCTAGAGTACTTAATGGAATAATTGAAGAATTGGAACATACTAAAAATTATTTAGCACCTGCACCTGATTCGGAATCATTTGATGCATCAATCAAAACTCCATTGGAATTTGCTAAAGATAAATTAAATGGTAGATTAACTGAAGCACAGGAAAGAGGAAAAACTGCCTTAAAGGGACTTGCAGAAGACAAAAAAAGAGAGTTGGCACAAGAGCTTAGAACACAGACTGTTAATAGAATTCCATCATTCGAGAATGTATTTTCAAATTTCGTAAGAAATGTTGATAATGCAACTGACATAACGCAACAACGTAGAAATATTGGTAATAATATACAGGCAAATGTACATGGTAATTTTGCAGGCTCTTCAATAGTAAATGGACTAAATACTGCAGCAGAAAATGGAGTAAGAAACCTAGGAAACGCATATAGTTAATGGCAACAGATAAAGAATTAGACAAAGATAATATTAGGGAAACCCACTGGATCGGTGAGGTTGTGGATAATGCCGACCCTAAATTTCTTGGAAGATGCCGCATTAAAGTTTTTGGTAAATTTGATAAATTACCAAATGATGCTATTCCATGGGCAACTCCAATGAATCGAGATTTTGTAGGTGCACATCACACCCCAAATATCGGTACAATCGTGGCGGTACGTTTTGATAACGGTAACATATACCACCCGGAGTATTGGTTTCAGATTAATCAAAGTAAATCATTAAAACAGGACATTTTAGAAGCATCAGGCGCAGCACATGATGTTGTTTCACTGGTATATGATGAGGTAAGAAACATTAGAATCTATCACTCACCGGAGGACGGACTTGTAATTACAAGAGGAAGTGGAGCAAAGGAAAGACCTTTAATTCAAATTGATGAAGCTGGATTTATTAAAATATCCAGTAATGAAAAGATATTCCTTGATTCAGGAAACATATTTTTAAGTAACACTGGAGAGGGTAGTGAAGATGAATCGGAACCAGCTGTTCGTGGAGTATCATTAGAAAAATGGTTGAATAAATTGCTTGATGATTATAAAAACCATTTTCATCCAACTGGAGTTGGACCTTCAGGGCCTCCTGCTGCAGCAACACCTTCAACTGTTAGCAGTCTAAAATCATCTCATAAAGATTATCAGCAAAAAGGTAAATAGGATATATAATTTCTAAAACACGTATTATGCCGGCACAGTGGCCAATATTCATTAATAAAGTATCTACAAAATTGTCAAGCTTGAGTGCATCTAGCATAGACGAATTTGCTGTATTTTTAGCTAATGAGTATTTTAATAGTGTAAAAACTTCACAAACTATATTTGGCAATATTCATCAGCCTGGACAAAAATCAGTTCTTGAAGAAGGTTTTAAAAAGGCATTCAATAAAATTTATAATGAAGAGAGTATAGAATTTGAAAGTAAATTTTCAGATTCAAAATACGCAGACCTATTCGAAAAGGCACCAGCCCCAAACATCAACTTCGATACTTATTGTGAACTTGAAAAATGGACTGAAAAAAATAAAGATAATCTTGAAAAGTTTATATTTTACCCATTCTTTCAATCAACATGCCCGATTGAAGAGCCATCTACTTTAAATGGCGAAATTGATTTTAATTTATTAGAAGAGACTTCTAAACCAGGAGAACCTGAAAAATACATTACCATGAGTATCTCGGGATTTACTGAGGGAATCGATTATAAATTCTTATATTCTATTAATGGTGAAGACCAGCCTATCCAGATTGCATCAGATGATGTTTTAAACGTACTTGCACCTATTACCGAAGGCACATATATTTATAATTTTAAAGCGGTTTACGGACCTGATGATATTTTATTAAAAGAGATAAACAAATCGATAACCCTAGAAATAAAGTCAAGTGGAGTTGAGGTAATTGATGAAATCAAGGATCCTTTCACCTCGAAAGAGCAAAGAGTTTCAATACCTAGAATGACAGAAGAGGAAAGAATAAACAATATAGCGATGCGAGTTGTTTATCAAAATGACGGATCGGATTCATACAGAGAATGGGTTGATAGACTTGACATTGGATATGAAAAAGGATTTGGTAAAAAGGTTCAAACAAGGGTGTTTGAATTACTTGGAGTAAAGGACGGAGATTATAAAAAAATAAAAGCACTTCCAGCTGGTCAGATTAATCCAATTAATAATTACATATTTCAAGAGGAACACATCGATGATAAGGCAAAAATACCTGAATGGTTAACAGCCGCAGATATTTGCAAGTTTGTATATTTTAAGTCTATTGATAAAAAAATGGACGGATATGGAGACAGCAAAGTTTCAATACAATCTATTTTATCAAAGCTCGATCCAAAGAGATTTGAAAAGGAGGAAGTGAAAAGAAACAAAAGAAAAATTGATGAGTACCTTAAAGAAAAAAATAAATGGTATGACCTTTTACGAAAATGGGGTAATTCGATGACTGGAAATACTGAAGAGGAATCATACAGTGGCGATGGATATGACGTAATGGCTCAAGCCATTATTGATTATTGGAAAAGTTGTTCTATACAACCATTTAAACCGGGACCTCCAATATCACCATGCACTTCAATACCTCCGCTAGGCGGTAAATATACTCCAATATCGTATGGAAATAAAAAATCATTAGCAAACGATTTAAGAAGAGCATGGAACACAGGTAAAAAATTTAAAAGACAACCGCTTACCCCAGTTGCGTCAAAGGCAGTCGCTTCTGCAGTTTCAGTATCGTGTGCAAAACATCTACTTTCGGTTAAATTTTTATATCTAGGTGGATTTATTGTTCCAACTGGACCTCCAATTCCAATGGTAGGTATAAGTCCAACTACATTCTAATAAAACGTATATATAAACTATTAATATTAACACTTAAACTAAAAAAAAATGTCAAAAAACACAATTACAATTGATGGAAATCCAAAATTTGATTGGGATGCTTATGTATCTGATTGCCCATCAATAAGTAGAAAATCGAATCCACACGTAAAAACAAAGGGTGGACATAAAGTATATTCAAGAGAGCCGTATGCTCAAGAACTTTATGACCTAATGGAAAACGTATTAACAGATGCAAACTTAGTATATTCTGTAAATGCCGGAGAAACGCATAATGGAACTGTATATTCAGTTGACCAAGAATGGGCTTCAATCGATATTGGACACAAAGAAATGATATATGTAAATATGTCAAGAGAGTCAGTTATTTCAAAGGCTAAATTAATACCAGGCCAAAGGGTAGATGTTGAAATTACAACAGGTAGAAACAATAAAGGATTTATTTTAGGTTCGGTTGAAGCTGGAATTAAAGCTGCAATACTTAAAGAAATATTAGCATCTGCTGAAAATCAAAATACTGCATATATTGGAACCGTGACTGGAATGATTCCAAATGGAGGTTATTTTGTAAATGTACAAGGTATCGATTGTTTCATGCCAGGTTCACTTGCAGGAATTAATAAACTTGCAGAGTTTGAATCTATTTTAAATACACAAATGTATGTTGTGCCTATGAGTTACTCACCGGAAAGAGGAACCGTCATTGTATCGCATAGAAAATATTTACAGGCGATGATTCCAAGTAAAGTTGAAGAGCTTAAAAATAGTATTGGAGAAACAAAAACTGGAAATGTTACAGGTTCTGCCAAATATGGTGTATTTGTTGAGTTTGATGGATGTTTAACTGGTATGATTCATGCCAACGATTTATCTCCTGAAATGGCTAAAAAACACAAAGCGAGAGAAATTAATCCAGGTGATGTAATTGAATTTAAAGTTAAAGAGATTATTAGTGATACTAAAATTACATTAACGCAAATCGAATATACTGAAACCATAGATCCATGGAAAGAAGTTGCAGGAAAGTATAAATCTTTTCCAGTAGAAGTTACAGGTACAATTAAATCTGTTAAAGATTATGGAGTATTTGTTGACATTGGGGATGGAATTGTAGGATTATTGCATATCTCAGAATTACCTGAAGGAATAGAATTAGATTCACTTACAAAAAACAGCCCAATTACCGTTCAAATCACAAGAATAGATGTTGACACTAGAAAAGTTTTCTTGAAACTATAGGCGTTAATAACTTTTTGAAATAATTTACCCGAGATTTTTTAGTCTCGGGTTTTTTGTTTATATTTACACTATAATTAAACAGATAAATATATTATGAGTAAATTTAAAACATATAATCAATTCGTTAATGAATCCAAACAAAATAATATTGTAAATGTTATTTTGGATTCGATGGAACCTACTATTGTAGAAATGTTAGCAGCTACCGAAAAATGGTTTACTGAAACATTTAAACAGGAGTTTACTAAATATGACAGAGAAATGGCAAGATTAAATTTAATCTTTGATATGGTTAAAGCAGTTGAAGCATATACACAACCCACTGATTTGTTACTTTCTCTTAATGTTAGTAAAAGTGCTAAAGGAAATATTGAAATATCTTCTCAAATCCAAAGAGAAGGAACTACATATAGTTTTGTAACTGAAGCAATTTATGCAGGTGGTCACAACATCCAAAGACTTCACTATAGATATATTGTTAAGACAAATATCCCTAAAACCGGTGCCAGTGAAATTTCAAAAGAATATTCTGAGAAGATTAAGAAAATGTCTAAGCTTGAAAAACTTAACCAAGAAATTCAGAGCTACGAAGTTAGAATTAAAAGAGCAACTGAAGATGCTGAAACAAATTCTAAATTAACTGATGCTGAAATCATTCAATCTATTAAAGATAATCCTAGAGAGTCTTGGCATGAATGGCCAACATGGAAAGAAATTGTAAGTAGAGATGCTGCTAAAAACTACAACAATGACGAGTCATTCTATAATTCAGAGCGTGATAATGGAATCGCTAAAAGAATTGCTTCTTGGAAACAAATGAATATTGAATGGAAAAGAAAATCAATCGTAGATTATCAAAAGACCTTAAAAAAGTTACAAGCAAAACTAGATTCCCTACTATAATTATTTACTAAGATATATAACTTAACTAAGTAATATATCTATAGAATAATGAATAACCTTAATGACGCAAGCATTTTACAAAACGCCTTAATAGGTGTTGAATTTGAATTTTATTCAAATTTCAGTGCATCAGAAACTGCTAATAAACTTGCAAAACTATTAGGCAAAAAAATACATGTTGAGACAAAAGCGCACAGTGATTTTGAAGTAACTCAAGATGAATTTAAAATAGAACCAGATATGTCAGGTGGCGCAAAGCTACTTGAGCTTGTAACTGGAGCTCTTCCGTATTTTGCAGCAAGATTAATGATAATTAATGTATGTAAATGGATAGAAGAGAATGGATATACAAATGACCGTTCCTCGATTCACCTGAATCTTTCATTTGATAAATCTAAGATTGACAATAAATATAGAATCTCTAAGATGAATACCCTTAAATTCATTCTAGATTTCAATGAGGAGCAAGTATTTAAATTGTTTCCTAAGAGAGAAAATTCAGCATACGCAAAATCAATAAAATTTGTACTACCTAAAGAGGACACGTATTTCTTTGATGGTAAATATATTAATCAACAAAACTTTATCTTTCCCGACTCAAAATATTATGGTATAAATTTTGACAAAAGACACAAAAATTATTTAGAATTTAGATATGTGGGTGGAGCAGATTGGGAAAAAAAGACAACAAAAATACTGCATCTTGTTGATAGTTTTTTAATGCAATTATGGAAATCAACTGAAAACACTGAATTTTCAGAACTTAATGCAATTGAACTTAAAAGAATTATCTCAGCAAATCAAAGAATAATTGACGCCAGAAAAAACTGGAAAACCATTGCGGATAATTGGAAAAACGTAAAATTTACAGTTGACCTAAAGGAAAATCCAAAGGTAGTGGATCTCTATTGGCCAAGTGTTAGGGATAGAGTAATGAGACTATTTACACACGGTGAACTTTCAAAAGGACATATCAATTATGATTCTGATACAGGTAGAATACAGGTTTCAAACGGAAGGCTTGAATATTGTGTGGATCTTCATGATTATGAATTCGTCGGTTGTTTCTTAAGAGGAGAATTTACAACATGCGATATGTATGGATGTGATGTACAGGGTTCCGACATTCATTACTGTAATTTTTATTCAGGTACTCAAATTACTTCAAGTAAAATAGACTCATCGTATGTGCATGGAACATGTTCAACTAGTGATTGCTATGTATATGGAAAAGGAGTTTTCAAAGGTACAATGTATGGTGGAATATTTAGAGAAGGAAGCTATGACAAAAAGCTAGCAAAATTTAATGATGTTGAAATTATTAAATATCAATTAATATAAAAATATAAAATATAAAAATGAGTGATATTATTATAGGTAATGAAAGCCACTTAGAAGATCCGGTATGGTCAAACGATTGTTTTAATAATTTTGTAAATGAATTGGCAGATGATGTTACTGGTTCATGTATGATTCCAATGAATCTTCCAAAAAAAGAGGTTCAAAACATTGTTAAAAACGCAAAGAAATGGTTCTATAAAAATTATGAATATTCTGTAAAAGAAAATTTCATGGTTCTACCAGTTAACCTTTTTTCTTCTGAACAATTTAAAAGAAAGAGAAGTTTTACTCTACCAGGAATGGACCCAACAACTGGCGGAAATGAAGTATACTCTGTATATGGTGTTTTCGAAACAGGTTCAAGATGGGGAGGTTCAATGGACATTAACTTTACACAAGGAGATTTTTCAATGGAACGTATTTTAATGGGTGGAATGTATGGTGGTTCGAATACTGGAGCCGCGGCTGAAAACCTACAGGCATATGTTATTAATGAAAGCTTCTATGATTTAGCAAGGCAAATTATTCAAAATCCAATTAGTTATCACTACAATCAATTAACAAAAGAATTGAGATTTACCGGAGAGACTCCAAAGAAAGACATTATTTTAGAAATATATGAAACTATTCCGGAATGTGCATTATTTGCTGATGAAGCATTTTTTAGATATTGCGCAGCAAAGGTTAAAATTTCATTAGGACAAAAATTATCTATATTTGGATTTGCTCTTCCTGGAAACATTGAAGTAAATGCTGACGCTATTAAGGGGCTTGGTGAAGAGGAATTAGAAAAGGTTATAGAAGAAATCAAAACAGATGAAGGCACTGACTGGATGATGCATTCTTAAACAAATATATAATACTATGGAACTATATATAAAGGCAATAGGAGACCCTAATTTTAGAGCTGATCAAATGCAGGTAGATGAGGATATTCAATTGATATTGACTCAAATAGAAACTCTTCTTTTTACAGCAAAGGGATCTGTTATGGGCGCCCCTGACTTCGGTTTAAATCTTGAAGATTATGTTTATTCATTTATGTATAACAATGACATGATAAAGGGTGTTGTATCAAACGCTATTTCCGAATATATTCCACTTTCAACTAAATACCGCGTTAATGTTGAAGTTGATTACGTGACAGAAACAGAAAGAAATGCAATGTATATTGATATCACAATCGATAATAGATTTGGTATTGGATTATACGTATAAAATATAAATAAAATGGCAGAATTAAAATTTTTATCGACCGCTAGAATTAAGGCTAACGAAATGTTAACCGACACTAGAACATATATCAGTAGATTATATGGTAGAACTGGTGAGTTATTTACAACCGCATCACCATTTTCACAGATACTAGAAGTATTAACTGAATTGACTAATTTAGTATTTTTCTATGTTGAAGATGCTGTGGTAGAACAAAACATATTAACTGCCCAAAATAAAGAATCTATATATGGACTTGCGAGACTTGCAGGCCATGACCCATTCAGAGGAACTTCTGCCACAGGTGAAATAAAGGTTAGATTAAATACAAGCGCATTTAATGATATTGCTGGAGATGCAATTAATATTCCAGCGAATACAATAATTACATCAACTAAGAATGGGTTGGAGTATATGTTAAAAACAAATAACGATCAATTTAGAATTGAAAAAAGCAATCCAGAATATATCTATATTCCTGTTATTCAAGGAAAAATAGAATCGCAAACGTTGACAGGTACTGGTGAAAAATTACAATCATTTAATGTTATAGTTAAAAGGAATACAGATCATCATTCGGTTAAGGTAAGTGTTAATGGAGAACCTTGGACAAAGTATGATTCATTATATGATATGAAGGTCGGGACAAAGGGTTATTTGGTAAAAACCGGAATTACTGGAGGACTTGACATTTATTTCGGTAATGGTTCTTTTGGTATGATTCCAAATGAAGGAGCATCTATTGGAGTTGAGTACGTAATTACAGAAGGTTCAAGAGGAAATTTAACAGGTTCTAAAGATCTTAATTTTAGATTTACAACAGAGGGATTCGATTCTTTAGGAAATAATTACAATTTAAACCAATTATTAGAATCTTCATTTACTATTGCACCATCAATGGGGTCAGATCCGGAGCCAATAGAATTAACTAAATTAATTGCACCTTTACAGAGTCATTCATTTGTGTTGGCAAAACCAGAAAACTATGAGGCGTTTCTGTCTAAGTATGGTATGTTTTCATATTTAGATGCATATAACACGACAGAGGATGGATTTATTGACGATGACAATGTGATATACATATTTATGTTGCCAGATACTGCCAGAAAGCTTTCAAAAAATAATGACTATTTTAATCTTAATAAAGAAGAGTTCTTTTTTTCAGAAGACGAGACTAATGCAATATTAAATGTACTTGAAAAGTCAGGACAACAAATGGTTACAACCGAAGTAAAAATCGTTAAGCCACAAGTACAATATTTTAGAATGGATGTTAAAGTAAGATATTTTGAAGGATTTGATAAAAATAATTTATATAATGAAATTCGTTCAAAAATTTCAAACTACTTAATTAATATTACAAGAAGAGATCGTTTACCAAAGTCAGATATCATTGCTCTTTTAGAGGGTATTGAAGGTATAGACTCTGTAAATGTTAGATTTGTTTCTGAAAAAGAAGAGACAGCCAGAAGAAATGGTTACTATATCTCAAAAACCGTTACAGTAACTCCAAGCACGCCAGTACTCGAAGACATTGGTAATGGAAAATCAAAATATGTTTTCTTTAAAAGAACAGAAACAGAACAACAAATAAACTTTGAACCAGGTGCGGCTCTTCCAGAAAATGTAATAAATTTAGATTCTTTTGGAGATATTCTTTTAGAAAAAGAAGAAGTTGCTTTATTTAGAGGAGGATGGAAAGATAGAGATGGAGCAACCGTGGAAGATGGTGCTCGAATAGGTGAAATGGCTGCATTATCGATTTATTTTGATGAGCCAGCAATACCAAACACAGTATTTAGTAGAATACAGGCACAAAATAGAAAAACAATTTAATGGATATATTAAGTAATTTATTTAAGGTACGAAAATTAAAATCATATGATACTAAATTATCTGCAATGGATAATAGAAAACATGTAGGAAACAATTATCGTCTTAATATTTTGTCAAATTCTATTTCGGAATATATACAAAGAAATGATACAATGAACGATTTTATCATTATGATTCAGCATGTTATTGCTGATTGGGTAGATTCTGCGTCATATTTAAAATCATATAAATCCTTTACACTTAAAAAAGGAGATAAAAAAGTTAAATAGTAATGGCATATAATAAACTACGTTTTTTTGATAGTGAATCAAATGACCTTAACCTTCTATATAATTCAGATAACGAAATATGGGAAGGTATTTGCTATTTGCCAAAGGTTTCAACAGGATTATATGAAACGCTAACTATTTATATTTTAGAAGAGGTACAAGGAAAACTTGGAAATACTAAATTTATAACTCCAATTTCGGAAAATGTAGGAGTAAGCAAATTTAAGTTTAAGTTCTTTAGTGATTATGAACAAAGCGAAGACATATTTATGTACGACGCTGTTAATGTTGATGGGAGGCTTGAGATTCAAAAAAAGAATGAGGTAATATTAGACCTATTAAATTCAAATGTAATACATGGCATAAATTCAGATGGATTTAAAATTATAGATTCAAATCTTGCAATGACTCCACTAAAATGTAACATTGCATTAATGAGTCATGTTGATAATTACCATACCCGACTGCTAGATATTAGTGAAATTGACGAAGAAGGAAATGAAACTTTAATTGCAACTATTAGAATATATGGTGAGACGGAGGAAGAAGATGAAAGATTAGCAGTTTTATTATCCAATATGGGAATGACTCTTAAGCCAGAAGACTATGTGATTCTTAAGGATTCTGATATTAAAGAACTTTCACCAGATTGGATTTTAATGAATCAAAAGAGAAAGGAATTACTTTTACAGGCAAGTCAAATCAAACCGTTTATTGGAACGTATAAAGCACTTTTAAATGCAATTGACTTTTTCGGCTATAATAAAATAACGCTAAAGGAATATTGGTTAAACATCAATGAACAATCTGAAAACTTCGGAAAGTTAAAAGCAATTGCAGTTCCTAATCAGGATGTAACTGGATTTTTAGCTGATAAAAATAATGGAAATGAACTACCAAGTTCTAATTTAAAAAAGACAAGTAGATTCTCGTTGGTGTATCGACTAAATGATGCAACAGGAAATGTTGACGAATGGGATATCCCAACAGTACAGGAATCTTTGGATTACTCGCCAGATGAAGTATTAATAAAACTATATGGACTTAAGAATAAACTTCAAAAGGAATTCTTACCATTACAGGCAAAAATCGTTGATATTACGGGGGAAGGAGATTACTTTTCTCAATTTAATCAAAACGTTTGGAATAATCAACATGCAATTAAAGTACAAAACGCAGGTTCAATGGTATCTTTTAGTAGGATTCCAGGTGAAAGACAATTATTTATAGAAGATCTTAGAAAGGTTGATTATAGACTTACAGGAATTAATCAAAACTTTGAAGCATTAAGTGAATCTGATAGAGAAGAAATTACACAATCAATTATAGAATTTTACAAAGGTTATTATAATAATGACATGTCAACCTTTAATACGTTAGATGGAATTCCAATAGGATGTCCAGTTGTATTAAATGCGGAATCATTTATAGACTCATGGGATTCTGCTGAATTCACATTTATGGATGCAGATAGTACAGGAAATCACATGCTAACATGGAATAACTGGTGGAAACAAGGTATTTATGAAATGGAATGGACAATCTCCGGACCTAAAGGATATTTAAAATCGTTTAGAGGTGGCGTTGGATATACTGACAACCTTGGTGAATTTCATCCGGAGTACCAACAGTTTCCAGTCGTTTTGCCGTATGCTGGAACATATTCGGTAGAACTTGCAATTTATGATTTATATAATGTAAGAAGTTCTTGGAGAGAAGAAGATTATTTTGAAGTTAAAAATAAGAATGTTGAAGTTTATGGATTGTTCCAAAGGATGCTTCCTAAATTAAATTTAAATCAATATGCATATCAATATGATGATGCTGGAGGTGATTGGGATTGGTCTAGGGAAAACACTGCAACAATCGACAGTATTATAGCAACATATTATTTAACATTAGACAGGGCAAATTATGTGCATGATGGTGAAGATGGGGTTGAATTCTCAACAGTTAGAAGATTTTTAGATAGTACACAACCAACCGGATATAATGAAACTCCTGGACCATATCAATGGAAAGAACTTAGAACTCAAACATGGAATGATGGGCCTCAGGTAAACTGGAATATGATGAGAGTTGGTGCAGATATAAATTCATCGTTTAAAATAGATCTTAGAAACAGTGAAGGTTATGTGAATGGACATAAATTATTTATAAAACAAATTGACCCTGTAACTAATGTTGAAGTGGTAGATTCATATGAAATTATGAGTCCATATCCAATTAACAATACAGACCTGACTGCGTGGAATTTAATTGCAGAAGAATTAAGAGCACTAGATGCAGTAGAACACCCGTTGTTTGCTAAGTTTAATTTTAATCCAATCATAATCGATGCCGATAATAATGGAACAGAAGACATTTGCAATTATATGTTAATAGTTGCTGAAGAACCTTCAAGAACACATGACTATTCAGAAGTTGGATTTAATAATCCAACAGGTGGTATAATAGTACCTGGATCTGAAGTACATTTTGTAAGTTATAATCCAAACTTCAATGATTTATGCATTGTAGATACACATATGGAAGTTAATATGTTGAATCATGTAACATTTTCATATGATATTACAAATATGCCTGGTATAGTTTCTCAAAAATGGAGGCTAAAAAATAATAGCCAGAATATAGATGATATATATTATAATAATACATGGTTAACATACCTATTTAAACATAAGGGAGATTATACAGTTGAACTTGAGTTAACTGATGTTAATGGAAATAAAAACAAAATAAATAAAAATATATTAAAAATCATTTAAAATGGCAAGTATAACAACAATCTTAGGAACAGATAGTGTTTCTTCTTCAAGAATTGTAATTAACAATAACTTCGCAGCATTGAATAATGAACTTGGTTCAATTGCAGCATTGTTAAATACAACAAATCAAACTTTATCTCTAACAGGTGAGATTAAAGGTGGTACATTAAGAGCAAATAATGGTACTATTGATACATTTCAAGTATCTCAAACTGCGATCGTTGCAAATGTTGAAGCAGCATTTAATGAGGCAGTACAATTAAATAATGCTTTAATTCTTAATATTGAAGATGGAGTTACTTCTATTTCAACAGATGGATATACTGCTTCTACATATATTTTAGATGCAAATACACCTGCATTTGCGGCACCAATTTTATTACCTGCTGCTGAAAATGGACAAGAAATTGTATTAATTGCAGAAGGAGGAATTATTACATTAGATACTTCTAATTTTGCAGGAGCGACTGGAGTAATAATTAATGCAGGAGGATCTGTTACATTGAGATATTCTGGAACAACTTCAGAATTTTATGTAATTTCAGCAATGAACGCTGATATTACATATTAATAAAATATAAAGTACACCATAAATGGCAACACCATTAATAAGAATACCTCAGGAACAGGGAGGAACTATGTATGCATTTTCTAGTGCAGCAAGGGATTTAACAAGAGCATATTACAATCCAGATATTAATTTTGAATATTCAAAATTCGCTCTTTTAGATATTCCGGTAGTTGCTAGCCCTTCTAATGGTGAAAATTATATCCAATTCGAAAATTTATTTGAAGGTGGAGGTTCACCCGCCGCATCTTATGTTCCGAATGCAGACGCAAATGTTAGTTTTGCGGAAACTTTACAAAATTATGCATTAAATTTTGAAAACTTCATTTTAAGCGATGACGATTTCGATCCTACAATATATAGTTCCGACGCTGAAAAGATTTTCTTTAAATGGCTACATCACATAGGTGCATTTGAGGTTAAAACTGCAAATAATCAACAAACAGTTTCTGGATATTCTAGAGCAATTGAAAAAGAGGACACAACCAATACTGGAGATAATTATAGTAGAGTAGTAAAATATCTTGGAAATATTGATGTTTCTAATGATAAAAACTATCAAGGAAATACCTATAACGAAATTTTCGTTAACGTTCCTTCGTCAGTTGGATTTACACCTGAAATTTTATTTAAATCTTCAAACTATAATACAACTGCAACCTCATATTTACCCGATACTCAAATAAATGGTAGAGCAGGACAAACACATCCGGATTCTAATATCACATTAGATTCATTATCTGATAATACCAATGGTACTATTAGTTTAGACCAAACATCATATAACTATGGAATTGAATGGAATCCATCAGTGTATGCTAAAATAGCTAATGACCCTAAATTAAACAACTTCTTAGAATATTCTAAGAGAGGTGGAGATTTTAGATTCAACGCAATTCTAGTTTACTACGATTTATATTCAAAATCTAATGTTGCAAACAGATCAACTAACTTATATGGTATAATCATTTTAGATAATTTCAAAGATGAACCTACTACTTCAGGATGGTATATTCCGGAATTTACTAAATACAAGCCAAATGATGTAACTGGCCTAAATGGTAATGCATATGCTTTAAAATTAAATGTTAAATTTAATTCATCTCTTGATAACGTTGGAGTTGAATCAAATATAAATGATTATTCAACATTTTCGATGGACATTTTCTTGGACACAACTACTGCAATTGAAAATGCAGCAAGATTAATGGTTCAGGCAAATGCAAGATATGCTAGTATTGTTGATAGATTGGCAACAGTTGAAGATTTATTAATGACTTCAAATTCAACTACTGATTTAATAGCAAGGGTACAGGACCTTGAGAGATCCTTAGAGGATGCCGCTTTAAATTATGCTAATTCTACATCTATTTTAGATATGATTACGTCTGTTAACACCAGATTAAACCAGGTAATCAGTGGTCAAATACCTAGTGAAATACAATATAATACTGACGTATTATCAAATGGAGATGGTATTACAATTGACAGATCATCACCTGATAAAATAAAGATTGTTAGTAGTAATTATGGATATACTCTTAATGAGGTGTTTGAATATGACTTTATATCAGGGACTACCGGAAATTTAGTTAATCCTGCAAATCTATTTAACATGTCTTTATCAGCTTCTTCTGGTTTATTAACAAGAGTAAGACCTTATGAAAATCTTGTAAGAATTAATACAAATACAGTGGCACTTACTGGAGATTTGAATATATACTTAGATGACAGTATTAATATTTGGAAAAAAGGACAAACAATTAAATTTTCATTTAAAAACGTATTACCTGCATTAGGTACAAACAAGATTAACATATATACAGATAAACAAAACGGTTGGATTTTAAAAGCAGTATTAGATACTTCAAATTTATTAAGTCAAAAACCCTACGTTGAATTAATTTGTGTAGACCAAATAAACAAGGCATTTGAACTTGAAATTATAAGATAACATGAGCGCTAGCAATTCAATATCACAATTACTTGAACAGTTTCTAGAGTTAAACACAAACGCGCTAGAAACATTTAATAGAATCAATGAAGCAATAACCACTAACAAAGAAACTGTGGTTATTGACTTATTTAATAATAGTACCAATCAAATGGAAACTATTCAAATTCCAGCGTTTGGATATTTGAAAAGAGAAATTGAGAGGTTAAATAACAACATTAATTCTATAAGTGGTCTTGAAGGTTCTGACGCAACAGTTAGGCTAAAGGATGGTTCATATCGAACAATACATACTGCAAGATTAAAAGGACCTTCAAAGTCTATTACTTCTCTTGCATCTCCAACTACATTTGGAACAAAATTAAATGAATTTTTTGAGGACTTTCTAAATCCATTATTAACTATCAATCTTGATGTTACTGGACAAATTCCAGTTGAAACAGAAAAGGTTTATGTTGAGAGATTTGTGTTTGATTCAGATGATGCTGCCACAATAACAGCGTTTGATGAAATTTACAAAGGAGGTAGTGAAATTGATTATGCAACATTCAAAACTCAGTTAAATGACAATCCATATAAATATTATATTGATGCAGAGGTATTAGATATGCCAATGAGATTAATACAATATAATGGTACATTTGATGTAACTAAAATAGATAATGTTGAAAAATCACAAGTAATTGACGGAGTTACTCAAACAAAACTAGTTAAATTATATACTGTCAATAAATTAGCATACAACGACTCTACAAAAGACCTTAAAGACACTGAGACTTTAAAGGTTGGAGATTCATTAATTGTTAATTCTGGAAATTATAGAACAAGGTATCAAATTGTTTCGATTGATAATTCAACTTCTCAACTTGAACTTTTATTAATGGAAGGTTCTGAAGCAATAAAAATTGGTGCTAATCAACTTGGTGTTTATAAAGATGTTGACACTAATTTAGACGTAGAAATTAAAATTGGTTTTAATGAAAGACAGGTTATTTTTATAAAACCAATAGATCCAAACTCAAAGATTCCAGCTGAAAACTATTCGCCTGGAGTTGCATTTTATTCTAATGAATTAGAAATTGTAAATTCATTAGGAAACAAAATGACTCTTGCAGAGTACTATAGAGATGAGGTTTCAGATTTCGGGCAATTTATTAAATCATTAAAGGTTGATTATATTCCGCCTGCAGCAGTAGGTATTAAACCAAATGTACCTTTAATTGATACTGCTAATTTTAAAGTTGTTCAAATTAATAAACATTTAACAAATAATACAACTACTGATAAAATTAAGCAATTAAAGGCTGATAAAACATCGGTAGAGCAGGAGATTAAAAAACTTGATGATGCAATTAAGCAAAAGAAATCCCTAATCAACACCAAAAAATTTAAATCTTCTGCTGAAAAAGATACTCAAAATAATGAGTTAAATTCTTTAATTAATCAGAGAGAATCAAGTTCAAAACTATTCTCTTCAATTATTACAGATATTAAATCTTCTGCCGAAAGTGCCGACTTACAAACAGTTGCTCCTAAATTTAGAGTACGTGGATTTTGGTCAGTACCTGAACCTAAGACAATTGGAAATCAAGTTTCACAAGAAGTTGTACAATTTAAAATAAGATATAGATATGTGTCAACATCCGGTAAAACATCCGAAGTTGACCAAATAAAATTTACTGACAGTGTTAACCAAACTGAAAAAACCGCAGCGTTTTCAAACTGGGTTGAAGTTATGGGACCTGTTAGAAAAAGACAGTTAGGAGAAGATGGAAAATATGCATGGGTTTTAGAGAGTGAAGAGGATGCAAACGCAATTAACTTTAACTCACTAGACATTTCAATTAACCCAGGGGAAATTGTTGAAGTAATGGTTAAATCTATTTCTGAAGCAGGATTTCCTGCAAATCCAATTGAATCTGAATGGTCAGAAATTCAAAGAATAGAATTTCCACAAGGTGAAGTAAATACAGACGTTATCGATAGTGTTGTTAAGGCTAATGAATTAGATGCGGTTCGCGTTCAAATTCAACAAGACCTTGAAACCGCCGGAGTATATTCTCACGTTGCAGAAACGTTTACTGCAGGAGAATCTATATATGCACACAACGCAAGTTCAATTGCATCTGGATTTTTATCTGACCTAAATAATCCTTTATCAGTATATGATAAATTATTAAGTCTTCAAAACGAAGTTCTAAGATTAAGAGCTGTTATTGAAGGTACTGTTGGTGAATTAATGGTTAAAATTATTGATGAAGATGGTAACGTTACACCAGTCACAAATAACAGTACTGTACAATTATTTGCAGGTTATTATGTAAATGAAATTCCAAGCACTGGAGGTAAAGGATATATTGTTACTAAAAACTTTAAAGTTGAACTTTCAAATACTAAAGCAACTGACCTTGAATTAATTGCAAGAATCATTGGAGATACAAGAACACCTGCACATGTTTCAACGGTTGACACTCGATTTGGATTAGGAACGGGAACACCTTCACCTGAATATATTAATGATGATTTTTATAAAAATGAGGGTAGATATGATTTAGTTCCGGTAGTATATCAAAATATAGATAATGTTACAGGATTAAATACCGACTATTTCAATAGTGGACCTGAGCAATCAACTCAATTGCGAGGACAATTCATATACTCTAGATTTAAAAATCTTGCAGCTGATGATAATTTATATATAATAGATGAAAGAAATAGTAATGGAGGATTTGATGGAGACATCGATATTGCTAGTGTAAATGGATATGATAAATATGAATATGGATTAAATTTTGTTATAAATGGAATTACAGTGAACTCTGATGGTTCTAAGAATTTTACAGGTGCTACTGCAACTCCATTATCAACCGAAAACAATCCAGGAAATTTTATATGGGCAGGTACATATAGTGGAAGTGTTCCAAATAAAACCGGGCTAGGAGGCGCGGTAACATATTCAGATTATTCAAATGGAATATACATGCATACGGATCACCCATTGTTATCCGGATATTCTTCAGTGGCTTCACCATCAAGCGCAATTTTAGAAATTGTAGGAAATGGATTGGTTGGTATGCCAAAAACGGCGCCAAGAAGAGCAGATGATGCACATGGCAAAAAACAAACACCATTTAGAATTATTAAAACGCTTAATAAACAGGGAAGCAGAGGGTTACGATCTACTATTAAAAATGGATTTAATCCCGAAGATCAGTATCTATTAGGTGGACGTTCATGTGGATCTTTCCTATATTTGTCGCCATTAAACGTTGATTCATTAGTCGTTGACGCACCAAATAAAAATGGTAAAAAAATTGTAGTTGGTGGAAGTGCAAATGCGATTACTATCGATCTTGTATTTCAATACAGAATGACAGATTATTTTGGAGAAGGAGCAGCCGGAACAGGTAGAGTAGGCGGAGTTATAGATAATACACTAACAAATTTAACCTATTCTAAAAAAATAGGATTAGATATATTAGATTTTGCTAAAAAAGAATTTAAATTCGACATTGAAGTTTACGCTAAATATTCACCTCAAGGAAAAAACATAAACAATATTACAAGTTCAATGTTGTCTAATTATAATACAAACTTCCAAACAGGTGGAGGCGGTGGAGGTAGAAGATTATACCTTGCAGAAGATAGAATCGATTATTCATATCCAGAAATTAATATGTATTAATATAGAATAGCCTCTTTTTATTGGTCCTTAATTCCGAGGATATATACTATAAATAAAAAGAGGCGATTTTCATGGCTATAATTAATACAAGCGTTGTTCGTAATGATAATGATAATAAATCATTTGCATTGCTTCGTACCAACCCTAAGTTAACAAGTAATCTTAAATTAGTTGTTGACTCAAATTCCAATTTATTTTTAAGTGCTTTTAAAGCAAACAAAGAACTTGCAAAGGTAGAGTATCAAAAATTCGATATTAAACCTGATGGCATATATTCGTCTGATGTTGCGACATTCTTTAGAAATTTACCTAATAGCGAAAAATATCAAGTATTAAGAACAAATACTGATGTTACTCTATACTCCGATTATTCAATTCAATATGAAGACCAATATCAGTATGGAGCTTCTCATAATACCACAAAATTATATGATGAACAGTATAAAATATTTGCACCATTATGGGTTGAAAAGAAATTGCCTTCTAAATTTGTAGTATATCGTGTAGATGATGTTGACTATGTTTCACAATATGATGAAGATACAGTTGGACAAAACCAAAGAATTGTTGAGTTATTAAGCAAGGCAACTATTATTAAAACATTTGATATTGGAATAAATGCACCCCTTGGAAAATATTTAGCAACGCATGTCAACGATAAACAATTTCCAAATTCTGCAATAAGCGTTAATTTTAAGGAGGGTGCTTCCTCTTTTTATAATGGAATAGATACAGTTAATGGTGGATTTGTGAGTAAAGCAGAACAGTTTGATAAATATTATACGCAAGTTGACTATCCTGAAATTTTTAGTAATGAAATTATAACACAAGGATTTGAAAGAAATGGAATTATTTTAGCCAATACAATTAACCTTGAATTTTTATTTGATGATACTACAGCAGAGAACTATAAAATATACAGATATTTCGGATTATATGTAGACGATATTGATGAGGGTTATTTTAAGGTTGATACTATTAATAAAAACGGAATAGTAAGTATTAATATGGACTCATATACAAGTTTGTATGACATCACAGGCACATCCTTGTCACATATTGACATGTTGCCTAAAGCATCTGATTTAAGTATACCATCATTGCAATATGTTAAAGATAAACATGGAAATTTCCATAATATAAAAAATGGTTCAAATTATTCTTTTGGAAAATTACCAATTGCATTAAATGGAGCTAACTACTCTGATTTTGAAGGTTTTTCAAAGACAGGTAAAATTATTAATGCAGAAAAATTAACGCCGAATCCACGTGGATTTATTAGATTATCTGTTAATGATGTTCCAAATCACAATGATAGATTTTTTATAGGAGACCGTATGGAAATTGAGATTGCCGGATATAATCTAGGCGATTTTACATTGGTAGCAGATGAAACAATGCTTCCAGGTAGAGCAAGCTCAAATAGATTCTCAAATCAAGGATCTATTCAACAAATTACGATTGCAATATCTAATGCAATTAAAACGAACGAGGCATTGCCATACAAAACATACGTTAAAGATAACACAATAATAATAGAAGATACACAAGATGGTAATAGAAGATATATGTCTGTATTTGGTATTTATAAGCCAAACACTGTTAACTTTATTACAGTATCGAACGGAGAAGAAAGCAATATTGGGCTAGTAAATTCTTTGGTTCCTTCTACAACTAACACAATATTTTCAGATTGGAATATGTGGACAATGGTTGGAGGTTCTACTGGTGGACAAGGCTTTTTAGTAAAATCTTCTGAAATTAAAACAATAGAAATTGGTGCAGAGTGGATTAAAGAAAAAGACTCTGAATCATATTCTAAAATTATAGAATTTGATAAAGACCCTTTTAACGAAGATTTATATAGAGTAATATTACAAAATCCAATAAAACTTTCAAATGATATGGTATTTGAAACGTATAAGATTTTCGAAATATCACATGGAAGATTTGCTGCATATGATTTTAAAGATTTTGACTTTGATTTTTATTCAACTAAAAACTCAGAACTTGGAGATTTATCGTATGACTTTGAAGATAATGAAGCATTTACATTTTATAGTGGATTGAATCCTATTTTAGAAAACGAAAAGGTTGAAGAAAATCAAGGATTAGTTAATTTAAAATCAGAGTATGATAGATTAGGTGAAAATAAGTTAAAGGAAACAGCTATAAAAAGCAGAATAGCACCTCATATTTGTAAGTTTGAATTAAAAAACGCAACAAACGCAAGAAATTTACCATATACATTGAACGTAAACGAATCATTTGGTGAAGATAATCTATCACCAAATATTGAAATAGATTCAAAGAGAAACGTTGACTTAATGAATATGGAGCATTTTCATATACATGACCTACCTAATACTCTACTAGGAGGAAGAAAGGATTTTAATAATTATGTAAACTTTGCAGATGAAGAATTAACAATTGCAAAATTACAAGACACTTCTTTCGATTATTTTAACCAATACTTTAATTGGAATGGATATTATGATTCAATCGATAATATATGGTATGATAATACCCTTAAACCATTATGGACTAAATTTGATGCTGGCAATAATGAAAAAAATGCATCGACAGTATTTAGAGGATTAAGATATGTTTATCAAAAAAGAAAAGAAACTATATCTCAAAATCCTACTGAATTTATTCCAACAAATGAGGCTAATGACATTAAATTCGGAGTTGTTTTAAAATATAAACAGGGTTCAAATAAGGATGCTGCAACAATTACATCGATCAAGAATGACAAATTTAAATTTATGTGTATTTTAATTGAGTTAGAACTTATTGAAAATGATGAAAAATACTTAAATAGAAATTTATTATATACACTTAACGACGTAAAGGAGAATAATATTGTTATAGATACTTTGATTAAATTTCAAATCGATTTTGCAGGTAGTTCATTTAGCCAAATTAATCCAAATGAAGAGGCAATATTAAATGCTTCTCAATTTGCTATACAGGATGGTAGCGCTAAATTTAGAACGTATGTAACTCCCGATGAAATAGGAAATTTTAGTTGGATTTATTTTAATACAATTGGAGAGACATGGGCAGTTAAGGTTATTAGAGTGATAAATGATGAGAGTATAGTTGTTAGTGGTTGGCCATATTTATTTAACACAACGACTGGTACGATTTCTGCAAATAGTCTTAGATTAGATCCTTCACAGTTTGGATTAGTACCATTAAATGCTGAATTTAAATATTATCAAGGTGGTAAAAATCAATTTGCTTCGGTGTTAAATCAAATCAATGCATATAATTTTGCTAACTCATTTAATAAATTAAATAATGTTGATTATATTACGGTACAGGAAGATGGTACCATATTAAACAATCAATATATTTTATCTATTGAATCAGGGACTGATATAATTAAGCCATCGATGTTACAATCAGATGCAGATCCTGACAGACCTAAAGCATATCAACTTGTTTCTGGCGAAATTGGAAAAATAATTACAAATAGAACAGATGGTGGTTATATCACTGTTTTACGTAGAATGAATGGAGATTATAATCCATCATTCAATAGCATTATAACATTTACTGATTTATATACACAATATAAGGTTTTATCAGAAAATAATGAGATATCAGATTATGAAAGATTAGTATATAATAAATTCAATGGGCTTGGAATTGCGTTTGAATCATTTAAGACAAATACAAATAGCTATGGAATTATTAAAAACTATTTTTATCATAAGGTAAATGACGAGGATTCAAAGAATATCTTAAAGCTTTCTCAAACTTCTGATAAATTGCCATTATATCCTGCAATTGGAGAGATTGCAATTGATAAAAAGGATTTAAACCTATTTATGTCAAAATATTCACCTAAATACTTTTCTAAGGCTTTAGCCGGTGGAAATTCGGAGGAAGTACATGGTACTTTAAGTCCAGTTGAAAAGAAAACATTCATGGTTTCGACCATAATGAAGGTTAAAGACACTTATGATATCACAAGATTCAGCGATATTCAAGAAAATTCTTTAGAAGAGTTGGATAGAATTAGATTTAATCAATCTAATAAATCTTCAATACACTGGTATGAAAATGAATCACAATTGATTGCTGATTTTTATTTACCAAGTGCTATTCTTAATGAATTATTAGAAGACGGAATTACTTCAAGATTTAAAAGATATATTAAAAGTGAATTCTCATTTGGAGATAAAGAATCAATACAAGATGATTTAAGCATATATTCAAATACCAATATAACACCTAGGTTTATATTGGACACAATTGACATCTATGGAATTCAAGGTAAAGATTTAACGACTGGGTTTGTTTCGGTAGATAATGTTGAAGATTTAACTCTTAATAGTTATACAAAATTAAGTAACTATAACATTTTAAGTTATCAAAATGATGGACTTAGTTTTAGACTAATATATAATAAGATACTTGGATATTCTTACAACTTCAAAATACATGTTAAAATACAGGCTTAACTAATGAATATAAATATAAAAGAAATATTTAAATCTGACCTAGACCCTAATAGCACCCAATGGTGGTCTAAAGACAAAATTGATAAATTAAATTTTAATTTTTATCAGTTTATCAATGGTGGTATGCCTGGACCAGATGGATTTAAAGGACCTGATGGTGACTATGGAAAAATTGGACCTAGGGGGTTTCAAGGTTATTCAGGAACTCAAGGATATCAAGGTGCTCAAGGTGCTTCTGCACCCTCTGATTGGTTAGAAGTAAAGGAAAAGACAGAAAATGGAATTGTATATCCATCAGTCTTATTTCCACTTGTTCCACCATCTCCTCCTTACGTTGAGTATACTCCAATCGTAATGAAAACTGGATTTTTAAATCCAAATGTTGAACCTGCAGAAGATTATAGAGGAGCTGTAAAAACAATTTATACAGGTCCTTTAAATGGAGAAGGCGCTACACAATATCAAATAGGATTAAGATTACAACATGAAGGAAAGGTTGCTGATTTAAGATTAAAGAAAACAGGCAACTTTTTAGACATGGAAATAGGTAGAATAGTAACTGCCGACGTAGGGTTTGATTTCTTAAATGTTAGCGGTGAAGTTGTTTATGAAATATTAGGTACAAGTTATTTAAAAATTGTTGAAAATTTAATTACATTTGGAGGAAATTTAAGTACAACGATAAACACCCAAAAATTTATTTCAAAGAGTGCTTTGCAAATATCTCAAGGTGCAATTCAAAACTATGTTTTAATTTCTGAAGGAACTGACGGAAAGGTAAAGTGGGTTGATAAAAAATCTGTCTTTGGAAGTTTTCCAATAGGTTCTATTATATCTATACCACCCGACTATTTTAACTCAACCAATTTTGAATTAAATACATCTATTACACAACCGGGCCCTCCATATCAGGAACTTAGACTTATATATGGTAGAGGTAAGGAAAATACTGATTTTGATGGATGGTATTTATGTCATGGTGAAAAATGGAAAGTAGAAAACGGAATTAACGAATTTCAAACACCCAACTTAAGTTCATTTAACTACGATATTGCATCAAATGGAAACGGGCAAAATTTAGTTGTAAATGGTGATAATACTCCAATTCTTATAGGTGGAAGTAATATATCAATGTCAGCTGCTACTTCTGGAAATGGAAGTTATCAGGTAAATTTAAGTGCAAACAATTCAGATGACTCTATTAGTTTAGGGGGTGCGAATCCAGGTACAAATAGTGAAGTAAATAGAATGATACATATTGTGTATCTTGAAAATCCTAATTTACATTGGTCAAATACTGTATTTACTCCACCACCACCTGTCAGTACTAATATTGTCTTAACAAGTGCTGCAGTATCTTCAGATATTGCATGTTCAAGACCACCTATAATTACGTTTTCATGGTCTGGTACTAGTGAAGATGAATGGGGAACATTTGACCATAATACAACACAAAGATATTTATATCTTAATGGTACCACAAATTTCGCGCCAGCCGGATGGTATAAAAATATGACAGGAATTACACGATATTGGAATGGATCTGCATTTACTCAATCAGTTCAATGTATTTCATTACCAGTTGTTACAGCAAACTTAGCAACAAATTCTAATGTGTTTGGGTTAAATGGTCCAATATCATCGTTTACTGGTGTAAATTATGAAATTAATGCATTTGATTTTGGAACATGTACTGCAATTTATGATTTAACAACCGGTGCTAATGCAACTATGGGATGGTACAGAGATACACTAACAGGATTTAGAAGATATTGGAATGGAAATGAATTTATTGGAGCTATATTTATACAGAATTACATACATCAAATAGGTAGATCTGCCTTTACAACAGTATCGTATGTTCAAGGATGTTCTTTAACATCGACAGTTAGACCAGCATATATAGAGACAAATTATTCAGATATTAACGGATTTGAATTATATGATTTTGTATTTGAAGGATTTGTAATATATGTACATAATAATTGGACTACAGGTACGTTTGGAACAATTCCATTAGTGAATGTTATTAGTCAAAATGCACCAAGTTCAACTTCAAAATTTAGAACATTATACACCATTACTACACAAGGAGTATTTGAAGGAGATATTGTTATTGAAAAACAATATGGTGATATAGACCAATCTACTGGTATTTTAGTAGAAGCAGGGTACTGTTAGTAAAATGAATATATATAAAATAAATTAAGATATAAAGAATGGCAATTAATTTAAAACAAATTAATATTTCTGATGGCGATAATATAAAATTGGACAAGGTTAACTATAACTTTGATCAGTTGGTTGTTAACGGTGGAGGTCCACAAGGACCTACTGGTCCAAAGGGAGATACTGGATTTCAGGGAGTTATGGGTCCTCGTGGATTTCAAGGAGTTACAGGTCCTCAAGGTCCAACTGGTGCAGACGCAGAAGAAATAGAATCATTTTGGACAAGAGTAATAGGTAATATTAATTCATTAACTACTGACACTTTATTTCCAAAACCATCACCATTTTCTTTAAATCCACCTGTAATTGCTGTTGGATTTTTATCAACAGATCCAGAATATGGAGTGCACCAAAATATATCGAATGGACAGGCACCATATCAGTGGATAATCAATAGAAAAAATCATTTTTATTCAAATCTAAGGTTTAGAAGTAGTAATGTTCAAAACAACTGGTTTGACTTTATTATTAACTATGACCAGGCATCTAATAAGACTACGTTTAGAATGACGTTTGCCGAATCAGGCCTAGACAATCCAACTAGAATTATATGGAGTGCTGAAAATCACATTTTTAAAAGTAATATTACTGGTTCTAATATAATTTCAATAGGTTCGAATCTTATTCAATTTAATAGAGAATCTCAATTTAACTCTCGCGTAAAAATAAATCAAGAACTGTATATTGAAAATGCAGGTGCTGGTTTAAATAAAATAGCAACTTCATTAGATGCAGGTGGACAAGTTGTTTTTAAGAGTATTCAAGAACTTGGAGGTACTGTACCTTATGGGACTATTATCTCAATATTGCCTGGAGTTTTTGCAGATTCAAACAGATTTTTAAATAGCGAGGTTATAAATTTAAATCAACCGCCATACACTATTAATGACCCTATAAAAATAAGAGTAGGTTCCGGTATTGGAGATTATGAGGGTTGGTATATTTGTAATGGTAAAACATGGATTGATGACGTAACGGGGCAACAATATACTCTTCCAGATTTAAATACTTTTTCATACACAATTGACGATAATCAAGCTTCCATAGATATTAATAGTCAAGGAAGTAGAACAGTTGTCAACAATGTTATTAACTTAATAGGTGGTGCAGACGCTTCAATGACTGCTACATACAGTTCAGGTGGAGTGTATAATATTAGTTCATCGGTTCAATCAAACGATGTTGACATTAATACAACATCAGGGACAACATATAAGATTAAAAGGCTACCTCAAATTATTTACTTAGGAAAATCAAACCTATATTGGAAAGACAAGGGAGTAGATCAGGCACCAAATACAACAGTTACCTTTAAAATACAAGATGCTGCGGGTATTGTTTCACCAAATCCTTATACTTTAGGAAATGGAGTATATACACAAGGCGGTTCATATTCTCCTTCATTCCAAATTACAGCACCTTCAGGATATTACTGGAGTAGCTTACCGGTTATAGGAAATGGAGGAAATTCATATTTAGGAAATCCAAGTACTTCATTCAGTGGTTCAGGCCCAAGATATACTGTAATAAACGTTTCAGTTCCAGTAAATGCACAACCTGTTAATGGAACTATTGCAACATTAAATGCAAATTTTGCAGGAATTTTAATACCAATACCAGTTTCAACAGTCACATACCCAACACCCACGTCATATCCGATAATTGATGATGTTATTAATGGAAGTGTTGTTACTGTCTTTGATTTAGGAACAGATCCAAATTCAGCAGGTACTCAAACTACAAATTTACAAGTTACTGCTGATACAGGAACTATAAGATACATAAAATATAGAGTCGCTGCTAATGCTGGATATTATTTCGATACTGTTGGACTTGGGATGATTGAGCTGCGAAATATTACGAATGGTGCTAATATTACAGAATATTCAGTAACTGATGTAAATGGAAATGGTACTGTATTAGATTATATTATTAAAGATAATAATTTAGGTGTACTTAATCCGGGTGGAAGTTCAACTATAAATTTTGAAATCAAAGCAGGTGCGGTTGCAATACCTTTAGTATTTACAGGTGGAACACAAATAGATAGAACACAAACATGGTCGGTATCTGGAACTCCAGTTGTTGGTCAATATATAGTATTAGGTATTTATAGTACAACTATAAATTATCAAATACAGCATGATACAATACCTAACATGCTTAGTGCATATGCTGCCTATTTAAATGGTGTTCAAGCTAGTGAGTGGCTAGCTGCTGGTATTTATAATTATACACAAGGAAATCCAATTGGATTTAAACCAAGCGCCTTTATCGATACGAATGCTATGACGTTAAATCTTGTTATGAATTTTCAAAATTCAGCAGCAACACCATACGTATCTCCAGTAGCAATAATAACACCTCCTAGCGGAAGCGGCGGAAGTGGTGGTACAGGTCCATTGAACCCAAATCCAGACCCATTTACACCAACTCCACCTGGAACGCCAGAGGCAATTCAATAGTAGACACAATAATTAAATAAAATGATATACATCACTAAAATAATAAATTGGATTAAAAATTTAAAACTAACTAAGACTGATATTCTTTACATCAGTCTTATTGTGTTTATCTTATTGTTTTTACAACAATGTAATTCAAATGCTTCTTTAAAAAGAGAAATTAAACAAACCCAAATAGTTGCTAATAGAGAACTTAATAATTATAGAGCAAGTTTAGATACTATCGAACTTGAAAAAAATAAAAATGGTGAATTAGTGGCTGAGAAATTAGCATATGAATTTGACATTAATTCATTAAATGAAAATAATAAAAAAGCAATTGCAGATTATCAGAGAGCACTTAATCTAGCAAAGGATATTAGAAATGTAAATTCGCTATTAAGAACTGAGATTAGAGTTAAAGATTCAATTATTAATTCAAAGGGTACTGTAGTTACATTAACTGATTCTACGTCAACGATTAAATTTAATGATGATAAAAATTGGGATAAATATAACTGGAGAAGATTTAATGGAACCCTAGATGTTTTAAGAAATAAAGAAACAAATGGTCTTTCAGTTACTTCCAGTCGATTTGATTTTGAACAAGGTATTGAATTAAAAGCCGCAATTTTAAATGAAAACGGAGTTAATTCTTTAAAGATAACATCGCCTTATCCTGGAATTGAATTTACGAATATTGAAAATATTAATTTAGTTAATGATAAACTAAATCAAAAAAATGAAAAGAAAGCAGGTTGGTCTGTTGGAATCGGATTAGGATACGGAGTTAATTTAACACCTGGTCAAGTTGTAGGATTCGGTCCTTCAATTAACGTCGGTTTAATGTGGTCACCAAAATGGCTTAGATTTTAAAAAATTATAAAGAAATGGCAAAATCATCAAGATTTTTAAGAATAGATGAAGATGTATTATTGGAATTCATCTATCATGACCAATCAAATGCAAATGAAGCAATGATTGAAAATGATAACAATGGAAGTCAACTTAAATATTTAAATGTAGTTGAAGGAGATAATAGTGCTTCCAGATTCTTAATTAATGAACTTGGAGATGATGTTGTTGAATTCACGGTTGCAATATCTAATGGATACGTTGTTATAAATGGATTTGCAAGTAGACAATTATTACTTAGAAATGGTAAAACATATAAGTTTGATTTAACAGATCTAAGTATCGATAATATTAATGGCTTTAATATTCCCGGAGGAAATGGATATATAACCGGGCAAATATATGTGTATTCTCCTACAACTAATGGAAATTACAGATATGAATACACAAATTTAGCTGGAAAGGAATTTATAGGAGGGCAGATCGAAGTTTCAAATAGAGCAAGCTCATTATTTTCAACACCACATGCTCAAACAGGAAATGACATAAAAACAGCACCTGGTGAGAGTGGAAGATACTATGCAGTTCCAACTGAAATAGATAACACACTGGCATTATTAAATAATTCTTTAAATTATTTAGATTCCACTGAATGGAATGGAACAAAGTCCAATGACTTAATAGTTGTGCCTACCCAAGAGGTAAATGCAGTTTGGTATGACACAATTCGATTACACCTAAGAACAGGATATTCATTTAGTGGTAGAGGATATGATGGATTTTTATTTCAAACAAAGGTTAAAAGAAAATCAGGTGTTTATAATTATTTTAACTCTTTGGTTTATTTAAATTCATCTAACTTTGAAATTCAAAATCCAAACCCATTTATACTAGGAGAAACTTCATATTCAAAATATATTGAAATTAAAGTACCTTCATTAGTGTATATGTATGAACCAACTAAAAATCTTGAATTTCAAGAAAGTTTCTTTGGCCAAGCAAATACAAATGATGCTGTTATAAATTCAGTAAACTATGAGATTGATTTTAAATTAATAAGTCAGGTAATCACTATAAATGGATATGACTATATTAATTTAGCAGAAGGAACATCAATTGTTCTTTCACGGGAAGATGAATATGTAGATTTAGCTGTAAATATTAAGCATGCTGACGATGGAGATTATTTTCAAATATATGGAACTAAAGATGGTTCCCAATCTCAATTTGAAAGTTACATTAATGGAAAAATGCAAACTTCTGGAGATGATTTAACAATATTTTATGAAGTACAAGTTAGTGAACAGATTGGTCTTAATTATGTCAATACTTTTACAAATACGTTTACGCAAACTTCACAGTTTGATGAGGAAATAGTGTTTAGACCAGTTATTATGAATTCTTCAATAACAAGTAACTTTTTAATAACTGTAAATATGCGTATTTACAATGAAACAGATAATACTCAGATTTTAAAGGTTGCTTCATTAATCTATAGTCAACCTAAAAAATATGGTAAAAAATTATTAAAGTTAAACTTAAATTCAAGTTTTTCACCAACAATTGTATATAACACATTACCCAATACATCGGTTAATAGAGAATTAAATCAATTTGTAAATTCTATTAGACCAACGGTAGGAGAAACTAAATATGTTCCAGTTGCATTAGACACTTATGGAATTGTTGCATCGAATACAAAAATGTCAGTAGATGGAGTAGATGTGTCTGCGACTGCCGATATTAAATATGAAGTTGAAGGAGTTGGTACTATTGTACTATCAAAGGTTTCTGATAATTTTATTAAGTTTAAAGTTGCAAAACCAGGTGATGGTGTATTAAATGCAATTAGTCTTGTAAATTCTGAAGACCTTGTATTAATTATTAAAAGTGGAACAATAGAACAAAGAATTTCACATGACCCTTCATTTCCAGGTGTTGACATGGGTAATGGCGAAATATTCTTTAAAGTTACAAAGGACGTTGCAAATAGATTTGACCAATCAGATACAAATCAATATGCTGACAAGTTCTATATTAATATTAAAAATGGTGGTACAGAATCGCTATTATACTATGGAAACGTAAATATCATATAATGATTTTAAACAGCAGAAATAACTTATTTAATTTTAAATTTCCAAGGACTTTTATTCCTAAGGAGGTTGCTGATAAATACCGTAAGTATTTAAATAGAATGCCAGGCAATTTAATTACTGAGCCAATTGATTTTATTAACTATTCAATTCAGGGAGTAAATTTACCAGGTATTACGTTTGATCCGATTGAGGTAGCACCAAATGATGGAACTATCACATATCACAGAGGTTCTATTCCGATACAAAATACAATTGATAGACAATTTAAAGTTACTATGCAACTTTTAGATGGCTACATCAATTATTGGATTATGCAAGACACTTTGCTGTATTATTATTCAAAACAGATTAGAAAACCATTTATCGATGATATTAAATTACAGATAATGGATGCAGAAGGTATTCATATTATAAGTGCAGTTTTTGAAAAACCAATTTTAAATTCTATTTCAGAACTTGACCTTAATATGAGTTCTAATATTGCTGAATTTACAACATTTGATTTAAACTTCTACTATAATAAATTTAATATTGCATTAGAAATAGATTAAAGATATATAACTTATGAAAACATTTTTAGATTACATTAACGAACAAAATATTACTGAAGCAGAGTTACAGATATTAAATGAATCTCTACAGACCGAATGGAGCGATGAACTTGAAGCTAAAGTTAATGCTGCGCTTGATGAATTTACTGCAACATATCAATTGGAAGATGGATCTTATGACGTTAGTCGTTTCAATGAGGAATTAACTAATGAAGGTATTTTAGGAAGTATATTCGGTGGACTTGCAGGATTTGCTCTTGGAAAGACAGTTGGAAAGACAGTTGCAAATATTTTAGGTATTAGAGATGGAATCATGTATGACATGTTAACCTCAAGACTTGTTGGTGCTGCTTTAGGTGCTGCTCTTGGTAAAAGAATCTAATATGAATTTTGTAACTATTGACTTTTCACTTAACTCACCAGGCATCTGCGTTTTTAAAGATAACAAATATAATTTTATAGGTTATTTAAAACCAAAGACTGGAACTAAAAAGGAACAAATCTTACAGGAAGAACTTAATCTTCTTGAAGACACTAGAATTTCACATCAACCTGATTGGACTAACAATGAGGCTTATTCTAAAAGTGAAATGATTAAAATCCAAAGACATACCCAAACTGCGAAGGACATTATCGATATGATTATAGAAATCACAGGTAATGAATCTCCTTTTGTAATTGCGTTTGAAGGTTCTTCTTATGGTTCTTCTGCAGGCACTAACAATATTATTGACATGGCAGCTGGAGCAGCAATCTTAAAAATGGAAATGATGTCTAGACTTGAAGTCTTAGAAATGATGACAATATCACCTTCTACTATTAAGAAACATGCTGGAAAAGGTAACATGAAAAAAGATGAACTTTGGGTTAAATTTCTTGATAACATTTTAAATGATGAAGAACTTAAAAACTCATCTCTTCTTAAATTCTGTAAAGATAACATTGGAGTAGTTAAAACTATACCTAAACCAATGGATGATTTAGTCGATGCTTATTTTTTAAATCATTTAGCAAGAAGTTTATTTTACCCTCAGGCTTAAAGACTTAAGTTATATTGTACTAGTGAAGTTTTGTTTCAGAAAAACTAAAAATAAATTAAAATAGTTTCTAAGTACCTATAAAAAGAATTAAAAATAGTTCTGAAACCAAAATAAATAGAGATATATAATCAATATAGTAACATTAAAAGTATTAAAGTGGATTATTTTAACAGTACAGAACATTTTGAATTACACAGAAGTTTAAACAAATTAGTAAAGTTAGGAAAGCTTTCAACAGAAGAAATGGAATTCCTACTTGCAAAATCAGGTCTTACAAAGATTAAAGATAACACATACAGAGATGATTCTGGTGCTATTTTAACAATGTAACTGAAACATTTTTAAGAATTATTATATAATTAACAGATAAACAATTTAAAGTATTAACAAAAAATTAAAGTATTTAAGACATGGCAGATTTTGACATTTTTAACTTAGGTGTGGCAGACGTAGACACACATGAAACACAAGCTTCTTCAGGAAGTGACCTTTACAAACCAACCGCTGATGATGGTAAAGATGGAACTTACAAAGCAATCATTAGATTCGTTCCAAATCCAGCAAATCCAAGAAACTCTTTAGTAAAAAAATACGTACACTGGTTGACAAATGCAAACGGTGATGGTAAAATGGTAGACTCACCTTCAACTGTTGGTGAAAAATGCCCAATTGCAGATGTATTTTTCAAATTACGTAAAAGTGATTCAGCAGTTGACCGTAAAATGAGTGATAAACTTAAAAGACGTGAGCAATACTTCGCTCTAGTAAAAGTTATCAAAGATCCTCAAAACCCAGATTTAGAAGGACAATATAAGATTTTTAAATTTGGTTATAAAATCAAAGAAAAAATTGATGAAGAATTAAAACCGGCGTTTGGTGAACCAACTCAAGTATTTGACCTATTTGCAGGTAAAAACTTTGAGTTAATTATTACTCGCCAAGGAGATTTTAATAACTACGATAAATCTAAATTCTCATCTTCAACTAGCGCTATTGACATGGGTGGATCTCCAGCAGAGAGAACCAAAGAAGTTATGGCTTCTATTAAATCTGAGTTAGACTCAGCTCCAAGCTTAGAACCTTATGAATACAAGGCATGGGATGAAGAAACTAGAGATTTTGTGAATAGTATCTTAAGAAACTATTTAAATCCAGGAGACTCTATGGATTCTGTAATTTCAAAACCAGCAACTAAAAGACCAGCGGCTAAAACTGAAAGCGTTACTGAATCTGCATCTGATTTTGAATTTCCAAGTGAAATGGTATCATCTCCATCGGGAGCAAGCGACTCGGACGATTTAGATGATTTCTTAAACGATTTAGGAGTTTAATTGAAACATATATAAATTTAAAGGGTCAGGTGTAAACTTGACCCTTTTTTACTATATAATATATATGACAGGTCAAAAAATCACAGAAGAATTAAAATCAAAAATCAGAAGTTTAGTAAAGCAAGTTATTGTACAAGCACATAGCGAGCCTTCTAAACAAATGATTAAGGAAATGCCAGGTAGACTTACTATGGCATGCCCATTTTGTGGTGACTCTACAACTGACCATAAAAAGAAACGTGGAAATTTATACTGGGACACATTACAGTATCACTGTTTTAATTGCAGCACCCACTCTAATGCATATCAACTTCTTAAGGAACATCATGTAAAATTTCAAAGTACAGATGATTCTATTCAAGTAATTGATTACATACAGGAACATAAATTAGAAACAAATCATGTTGAAGTTTTAGAACATGATGTATTTAAGCTGGTGCATGATTTAGCCCCGACTCGAACTGAAATTAAGGAATGGTTTGATTTTCATGAAATTCAACCAGGAGATCCAGCATTCTTTTATTTAAGAAATAGATTATTGTCAAATAAGCTCGATCGATTTATGTATTCTCCAAAGGACAAAAGGATAGTTGTTTTAAATTTAGCGCCAAAGGAAAAAATAATAGGATTTCAAACTCGATCACTTGTTAAAAGGGCAAATTCAAGATACCTGACATACGATATTGAAAAAATATACGAAGAGGCAAAAAAAGAACTTGTAATATCTGAAGAAGAACTTATAAGTGCAAAGAAGGTTTCGACATTATTTAACGTTATGATGGTTGATTTTGAAAGAGAAGTAACGATGTTCGAGGGTCCCATTGATTCTATGTTTATTCCAAATTCAATTGGACTTGCAACCGCAGGTCGATCAACTGAAGAATTTGATGAGATTCCAACCATCCGTTATATGTTTGACAACGATACGACCGGTAAAAAGAAAATGATGGAGAAGCTAAAAAGAGGTAGGAAGATATTTATATGGGAAAAGTTTTTAAAAGAAACTTCTATTGAAAGGGATTGGGAAACCTATCTCGCGAGTATTGATAAAATTAATAGAGATAAATATCCTAAACAAATAGGTGATTTAAACGACTTAGTTATAGCAGCATGGCTTACTAAAAATAAATGTTTAAATAAGTTGGTTGAATATTTTACGGACTCAAAACTTGATGCATACCACCTATGATAAAAAAAGATTTTTTACAAATGATCGAAGAACAATTCGAGGACTTTGAAGACGAAAGAAATAGGAGAAAAAACCTAAAGCTGATTATTGATTTCACATCAACCATTATTTCGCACGAGGGTAAGCAATTTACAATGACTAAACCAAAACTTAAAGCAAAGTTTAAAAGTTCAGTTTACATTAAGGACAATAAAAAAGGAAACTCATTATTTTAATAAAGACAATATGTCAGAAACAGTAGATAAAATACAACAGCTTGATGATTATTTAAGTAAACAAAGAGTTGATTGGACTTCTAAAATAAAGGGATTGGCGGAACAATTAAAGATAGGTATTAATCTTGAAGAAGTTAGTTCATATACTTTAAGTTATCGTCAAATATTGGTAGAACAACTTGCTACCATGGGAAACCGCATTAAATCACAAAAGGCAACAGTAGACAAAAGGTACAGAGACAAATGGATCGAATACTTTAACTATGATTATAAGTTGACAGATAGGATGCGCGAAAAATTTGTAGAGGCTGATATTTCAGATGATACACAGATTCTTGAGTTATTAATAACTCAAAAAAACTTTATCGAGGGATCGGTAAAAACTCTTGACAACATGGGCTTTGCAATAAAGAATCGCCTAGATATGTCAAGATTGTAAAAAAGATTGCATGGGATTTGATTTTAACATTAACAGAAGACAATCAATTTTTAAGAATTGATGAATCAACTGAGCTTGAGTTAGAGCAAATTAGAATTTCTTTAACTAAACGAATTGACTCGTGGAGATTTAATCCACTTGTCAAAAGAGGTGTGTGGGATGGTTATGTATCTTATATTAAAGATGATAAATGGATTCCTGCAGGACTATGGCGATATGTAATGAGCGTATGTAAGGATTATCGTTTTGAATTAAAAATAAATGGAATTAAAAGATTAATCGACCCCGATATTTCAGCAGAAGGATTTGAAACATGGGCATATGGCCTATTTGAGGGTTCAAAGATAACTCCTAGGGACTATCAGGTTGAGGCAGCATACAATATTCTAAAATTTAGAAAATGCCTTGCAGAGCTTGCAACATCAGCGGGTAAGACCCTAATCAGTTTTCTAACAATTGCATATATGTTAGAAAAAAATAAAGCCCAAAAGATTTTATTTATAGTACCTAATGTTTCACTGGTTGTACAGGCACATGAGGATTTTCATGAATACAACTTTAGAAATAGAATTGACTTAAGAATTCAACAGATTTTTGCAGGTCAAAAAATTAAAGGCAATAAAAATATTATCATAGGTACATATCAATCTCTTATTAAAAAAGATGCAGACTATTTTGCAGAATTTGATGCCGTAATCGTTGATGAAACACATAAGGCAAAATCAGCAAGTATCAAGACAATTTTACAAAAATGTATAAATGCAAAATATAGATTTGGACTTTCGGGTACAATTCCAAAGGATGGTACATTAGATAAATTAACCCTGATGAGTCAAACTGGCCCTGTAATCACAGAGGTTAAGGCAAGCTTTTTACAGGACGAAGGTCACATCGCAAAATGTGCGGTTAAAGTTATTGAAATGGACTATGCAACCGATAAACAGAAAACTGCCCTAATGGAATTAGCACAAAATAAATATGAAAATAAGGATGTTTTTTCACTTGAACAGAATTTTGTGATTAATAATGCGGCACGATTAGATTTTATATCAAGTGTTATAGGTAGAGTTCCAAGAAACTCACTTGTACTTTTCCATCGAATTGAACATGGTCAGAGATTATACGAAAAACTAAGACAGGAAACAAATAAACGTGTTTTCTATGTAGATGGAGGAACCGCTTCCGATATTAGGGAAGAATATAAAAAGAAGATGGAAGCCGGTGAGGAAATCGTAATCGTTGCAAGTTATGGAACTTTTTCAACAGGAATCTCAATTAAAAAAATTCACAATATATTTTTTACAGAATCCTTCAAGTCAGAGGTAATTATTAGACAATCAATTGGTCGAGGATTACGCCAACATGAATCAAAGGATAAAGTACTAATCGTAGATTTTGTAGACGATATTAGAACAATTGAATGGGATAATTACCTATATAAACATGGCAAGGCAAGACAGGCTATATATAAACAGGAGAAGTTTGATTACACTATTAAGAAAGTCAATTTTGATGGAGATATATAAACATAATAACGTAATAAAAAAATAACAATAAAATGGCAGAAGTTAACAAAATCTCTTCATTTAAAAGTTTTACTGAGGTTAAAAACCAGGAAACTGCAATGAAACTACGAGAAGAAAACAACGCAAAAAGACAGGAAACTGTTGGTAAAATTGGAGAAATCCTTGATGAAATGGGAGTAACCTCTCTAACTGAATTGGAAGAAGATACAAAACAGGCACTAATTAGTAAAATGTTCGGTAATGTTTCAGAAGATGAAGCAGAAGATATTGAAGACGAAATCAATAAATTAGGAGAACCTAAAAAATTAGAAGAAGGTAATGCATTTGTATATGCTGCTGGAAAGGCCAAAGCAGAAGGTAAAGATGAATTCGAATTTAATGGTAAAACTTATAAAGTAACAATTAAAGATACTGGCGTTAAGGAATCCATTGAAGAAGGTAATGCTTTTGGAGATGCAGTTAGAAAAGCAAAAGAGGCAGGAGAATCTGAATTTGAATTTGAAGGAGAAACTTATAAAGTTGAAGAACATTTAGATGAGGCAATTAGCAGAAGCGCATTTGATAGAATGGACGGACTTCATAATACTAAGGCAATGGATGCCTTGCTAAAATCGGCCGAGATTATTTTCAAAGATTTATATGATGAAATGTTTGAATTTGATGAAATTGTAGATTTTATTACAATGACTCTTAAAAAAAGTAAATTAGCTAAAATGTTCGAAACTGTGATTACTGAAGGAAAACATGGTATGGCTAAAAAATTACTTAAAGGAATCGTTGACGGTGATTCAACAGAGGCAGAAGGTATTAAAATGTCAAAGGAATTAGCTGACCATTATTTATCATGGATTGAATCTTCGCCTTATGGCAAAAGAAATGAGAACTTACCATTATATATGTTAGTTAACGCAAGTTTTAATTGGGGAATCGAAAGAGGTCTACCTAAGGAATTGAAAAAAGAATTAGATGCGTTAAAGGATTCAGTAAAAAAAAATGAGTCAGTAATCTCAGAGGCCGCTGTTAAGCGATTTGACGCCGATTTTAACGACATGGTTAAAAATATCAAGTCAGGATATGGTTGGATCGATCCAGAACATGTCGCAGATACTTGGGAAAATTCAAGTGACTCAATTGATTTTGGATTAGTTAAAGCAGAAATCTACAAAAGATTAATTGCTGCTAATTTATTAGCATATCCTAATCCGGATGATGAAGAAAAGAAAGGTGTACCTGTTAGAAAATTACAAGAATTAGGAATCAAAGAATCTTTAGTTAATGAAGCTATGTCATTTGAAGAAATTAGAGATAAGTATGAAAATAACCCATACGGAATTGGCGCAAATAGTGTTGAACTTGAAAAAGGTTCTCATGGAAATAGTGATCGTTTAATTTTTAGATGTGAAGATAAACAACGTAGAGATGAAATCGAAAAGAAATTAAAATCTATGGGATTTGCTACTAAGAAGCTATCAAAAAGTACAGCTGATAAATCATATGCATATCGCTATGAATTAACTTTATTTGAATCCCTAGTCAATGAAGCAGAAATCAAATCTGACGATGAATTTAAAGAATATGCAATGAGTGTTTTGAAAAAAGCGTTCGGTACTGACTTTGACGAAGCTAAAGCTGGAGAAGTTGCAGATGGAATTCTTAAAAAATGTGATGGAGATTATGGTGCATGCGTTGGAATGTTAACAGGTTCTTTAGGAGAATCAGATACGAACGAAGAAATCTCTCAAGAATCTTAAAATAATTTAAATAAATAATACCTGATGTTTTATTATGTCAGGTATTTTTATTATATTTACAATATGAAAACAAGAATCCTTAATTTTAATCAGTTTTTAACTGAAAAATACGAAGTTAAATTACATGAGCAACTTTTACTTGAAGGCGGAGCAGCAGGGCATATGTCACATCCATTTGATGAACATGATTTAACTTTTGGGGATTTTAAAAAAATCATTGAGGCAGGGCTATCCGGTAATTTAACATTTGAAAAGGAACCTACTGAAAAAACCGATGGTCAAAACGTTTTTGCTACAGTACAGGATGGTCAAGTTAAATTTGCAAGAAATAAAACCGAACTAAAAAATCCAATGGATCTTTCTGCGTTTAAACAAAAATTTGAAGGACATCCTAGTAAATTAGTACAGGACACATTTCAATTTGCAGCAGATGATTTAGCTACCTTACTTATTAAATTATCACCAAATGATTTAGAGGCATTTAACAATGGTAAAAACTTCATGAACATGGAGCTTATTTATTCTAAAAATCCAAATGTAATCTATTATGATAGAGATGTTATACAGTTCCATGGGATTAAAATAACTGACGGTGAGGGTAATATTATTGGATCTGAAGATAAATATGCACGCTCAATTGCAAAGGCCCTAGAGGACGTTAAATCACATATAGGAAAGGTATTTACAGTAATCCCTCCTCAAATTATTCAAATAGGTAAGGACTTAAATTTCAGTGAAAACAAAGGTAAATTTATTGCAAAGGTAGAGGAACTTAAAAATCGTTATAAATTAACAGATGCTGATGAAGTTTCTAAATATCATGAAATGTGGTGGAGAGAGCAAATTGACAAAAATTTCCCAGCGTTATCACAAAACTTTAAAGAGGGTCTACTACTTAGATGGGCATACGATGACAAGAAAACACTTAACTTAAGAAGTTTAGATAAAGAACTTGGAAAAGATCAGGCTGAATTAATTAAGAAATTTGACAAAGAAGACGTTAAAAAGAAATATAAAGAAAATATTAGACCATTTGAAGATTTATTTCTGGAGTTGGGTAGTATTATCTTAAAAAATGCAAGTAACTTTGTGGCAGCAAACCCTGCAGTCGAGATGCAAAGATTGCATGCACAAATTAGATCTGAGGCAGATAAAATTAAAAAAGGAGGAGAAGCCCCACAAGTCGATAAAGTAATTTCAGAACTTGAAAGACTTGATAGAATCGGAGGAATAGACTCAATTATTCCAACTGAAGGTATTGTTTTTGTTTATAAAGGAAAGACAATGAAGCTTACAGGAACATTCGCCGCAATAAATTCACTACTAGGTATTATTAAATACGGCAGATAAATAAAATAATTCTATAAATATAAAAATGGCATTACAAAAAATAAGAGAATATTTTAACGAGACCAATAGAGAAAATTTTATTGAAATGTTAAAACATAGGGTACTAGTAACCGAAAAGGTTGCAGCACCCACGTTTCTTTTTAGAAGAAATATAAATGGATTTGAATTTTATAAATCTGCAACGGCTGAAAGGTTGAATATGATAGATAGAACCATAATTTCGTTATATGAAATGGCCATTAATCATTTACAAAGTTTATCAAAAGATACTAAGGCACAATTTCCAGTAGATTGGATGTTTGGATTTGAATACTTGCCTGAAACAAAGGCATCTGATATTGTCTATGAAATAACACCTACAAATAATTTAATTTTAACACATATCCACCAATTAAGCGAAGGTGGCAAAGTTAGAAAAACTATAAACGATCCACTTATTTTAAATAAATGGGCGAAAATCATGGATGTGCAAACACCGCCAGTAATATTCGATGGTTATCTTTCACAAGAACAGAGAGAAAACCTATTAGAATTATTGGCAATGGGAGACAGAGAATTTGCTGATTCATTTGACTATTTAACTGAAACAGCAGACAAAGAAAGTTTTACCAAGGCAATATTTAAAATTTTTAATCCAAGCATAACTGCCACTGCACTTAATTCGAATTTAGACAGTGAAATAGATGGATTAGTTATTAATTTCATTGATGGAAAAACAATGAAGTCCTTTAAGCTTGAAGATTTTTTAAGAGCAGGTGCAGAAAAAAGAGATATGCGAGCTTCAAGTCACACATATCAGATTGCAGTTACAGACTTTCTAGAATATGTTACAATGTATGACCTCGATGATGTAACAATCGAAGAGGAGCATGCTGATTATAGATACTTAGAAATAATGTCTGTCCTATTTAATGGATATATTGACAAAAATTCATCAAAATATATTGGCGTTAATTTTGAAAGTGCAGAATTTTCTACAGCACAATCTTTTAGATTAAATTCAAAATACATCAAAAATGAAAAGACGCTAAAATATGTTGACAATGAGATATTGTCAGAATTATTGAAAATGATTTTAAGTTCATTTAGAAAAAAGAGAACTAAGGCAACTGATTTAATTGACGAAGACACTCTTGCAAGAATGAACGATTTTATTGATAAAATAAATCAAAAAATATTTGTAGAAAATACCGATGAAAATGCGGTATATGACTATAACAACTTTATGTTACATAATAAGATTAAAGCATCTGTGAACTTAAACGAAGCTTTAACTGTTAAACACATGGAACAGGGTAAAGAACCCGTAAATATGTTTGTTGGTAGATTTCAACCATTTACACTTGGACATGCAAAGGTACTTGAAACAATGTACAAAGCGAATGGATATCCTGTAGTTGTATTTTTGGTAAAATCAAAGACAGTTAAAAAAGGTGATGAATTTAGTAGACCTTATGAGGAAAACACTCAAATCGAAATGTTTAATAAGGTTAAAAAACAATATCCTTTTCTAAAGGAAATATTTGTTGTGCCAAGCGCGGCCATAGATATAATGTTTAATGAGGTAAGACCAAAATATGAGCCTGTGTTATGGGGAACTGGAAGCGATAGAATGAAAGCTTATGGATACATGGTTAACAATGACTCATATAGAGACCAATTAAATGTAAGAGCTGATTTTGCGTTATTTGAAATTCCAAGAACTGATGATGAAATTTCGGCAACTAAAGTTAGAAATGCAATGTTAAATGGAAATGAGAAAGAATTTCAATCAATGACACCTAAGGCAATTCACCCAATGTACAATGAACTAAAGTCAAAGTTAGAAGATAAAATGGGAGTAGTTGCCGAAACCGTTTCAGCTGAAATTATGACATTTGAACAATTCATAAATAAATTTTAATATATAATCTTATAATATAAAAATAAAAAGCAAAAAATGAGCTCATTTGAAAAATACGTAAATGAAATGAACAGTGTGTTAAACGAAAGATCGATTAACAAAATTCAAACTGAATTTACTGAAGTTGTAAATAAAATGGCGGCAATGGCAAAGGAATATGCTGCCGCAACCGGAGATGAAAAGGCAAATATTCTTGCAGAATTAAAGGGATTAACCTCAAAGAAAAATGACCTAGTTAAAGAATTAGATGCCGCAGTTGCAGGCAAAGATAAAGATGTTCAATTGGTTGTTAATGAAAATCTTGATGAGGCTTATGGAAAACCAGCGGGTCTTACAAAGGAAGAGACTTTGAAAATTGCACAAAAATTTGCAGACGCAATGTCAAAAATTGACAGTAGTAAAGTTACTGTTAATAAAAGAACATTAGAAGAGGATTCATTTGACCTTGATGTTGATGGAGAAGAATTTGAGGGAGGTTCATATAATATCTATCAAAACGGAAATGTTATGAATATGGCAGTACCTTCGAATCCAGTATATGGTAAGAAAAATGATACAGTTGACACAATTGCAAAAAACATGAAAAAGGCATTTGCAAATGAATCAGTAGTTACTGAAGCAGCCAAATTTAAAAATACTGAAAATTTCGAAGATTTCTTAGAGGAAATTGATGGAATGCCAGAATCAGCAATCAAAAAAATCATGGGTAAAGATTACATCGATACTCCAGGTGGTTATAAAGATGAAGCTGAAGATTACGATAATGACATAATGGATTATATGCTTTCAAATATGGGAAGTAAAGAATTCCAAAAACTTCAAGATTGGTGGGAAACTAATGTCGCAGAATCTATCGTTATCGAATCTAAAAAATTCTATAATACCAAAGAAATAGTTAAGATTGCAAATAACGCAGGTGATTGGGTGATTGACGCAAAATCTGCAATTCAAGATCTTTCTGTTTCGTATGGCGACAAAGTTCCAGCAGATAAATTAGATAAAGTTCTTGCAAACTATGACTTGGAATTAGAAGATGTATTAGAATCTGTGATTACTGAAGGTCGCAATGTTATTCTTAAAAGACAATATACTGAAAATAATCCAGCAAAAACAGTAGGTAAAACAGCTGCTGTTAGAAATAAAGTATTAGAGTTTATTAAAAATGGTAAAATTACCAAAGAGGCATTTGAAAATTTTGTTGCAGGTCTTTCTAATAATTCTAAAAGATGGACTAAAAACAATGCACATTACTTTACAATTTCAGAAGAAGGAGTTTCATTGTCTAAAATTGGACAAAAACTTCTTAAAAGTATTACAGTAAACGAA